CAGTTGTGAAACGAAATGACGCATTTATGCGTCGCCTGTGGTAGATGAGCAGTCACAATTCGGCTATTTCTAGCCGAACCGACTTGAACCCTGTGGTGAGTTCGCAGTCACCATACATCGCTACCGTAGTCGGGCGGTTGTGCTGTACCCGTTAGCTCATTCATTACAACGCGAGCCCACCAAACCCCTGTATGATAGTTCCTGGCGGACCTGGGGATTATCTTTTTCTAAGAGCCCCATCATTTTTTGCCGTTTGCATCAAAGGATTCACCTGTCGCTGTTAAGCCGCATTTCCTTGCTCACTGGTTGCGATGCTATGTTTGCCTATAAGATTTTTTGAGAAATTGTAGTTTGCCTATCGTACTTGTTTATACGAGTTTTCTTTCTGGGTCAATCTTTTTGGCTTTAAATAGCACGATGACGTGGACCTACCAAGGAAATGAGATTACCAACCTACCCGAGGAAGTGGTGGGATTCGTTTACCAGATAACCAACACCACCAACGGCAGGATGTACATCGGCAAGAAGTTGGCCAGGTTCAAGCGTAGCCGCCCGCCACTCAAGGGCAGGAAAAACAAAAGGCGATACAAAGTGGACTCGGACTGGCAGGACTACTATGGAAGCAGTGATGAACTAACAGCAGATGTTTTAAAATTAGGTAAAGAGAAATTCACGAGGGAGATCTTGTTCTATTGCCATTCCAAGGCAGAGTTGAGTTATGTGGAAGCAAGGGAACAGTTCGCACGCAAGGTTCTAGAATCTAACGACTACTACAACGGACACATCCGCGTTCGCGTTCATGGTAAAGGGATCCTCAAGTCGTAAAAAACCCCCAACTATTTCTAGCCGGGGGTCCTATGGTTTTGCAAAATCCAATGATCGATTACGCTGACTCTTTGGCCGCGTTCTTGACTTCTTGAATCTCTTTTCTTCTTGCTTTGATCAATTTAGCGAGATTGGCTAGAGCCTTTCTTGCTCTTGTGGCAGAGGCTTTTACACCCTTGTCAACGAACTTACCGTTCTCTTCTGAGTAAGTTTGTATCTCTGTCATGATCTGTTCATGTGTTTCATTTGACATAATTTACGTCCTTTCTTATTGTCGTACGATAACATTAATTAACGTCATTGTAATTAAAGCACGTATGATGTGGTTCTGTCAATAGGAAAATTACACTATGATGTCAACGTCATTGGCATAATTGGTAAAGCCATTTTCTTTTACCACTTTCAGCACGGAGTTTACTCTGCTTACCAATTCGTCCTTGTGTGATATTAGGAATATGTTCTTCTGTTGCGTCCTCGCCATGTCTTTTAACACAGCCATGGAGCTCTCAACACCAGATATGTCCATACCTGCATCCACAAGTTCGTCAATGAACAGCAAGTTGATCTGTTGATAAAGTGATTCCCAAACATCTCTGAACGCCCAGCTCAATGACAGTATCAATCTGTTTCTCTCACCTCTACTCAAGTTGTCAAAGTCCAGTTCCCTGCCTAACTCCTCGATACGTACACTGAGGTCTGATTGGAAGGTAACAGTGTGTGGCAGTTTGACCTTGCCCAGGAAGAACGCCAATCTCTGGTTCAGGTAAGTCAAGTTCTGTTCTATGATCCTGGTCCTAATGAATGAATCCTTGGCTGTCAGCAGTTTGTACAAGAAGTCCTGGTGCCTGTGCAGGTCCTCCAGTTCGTTGGCCTTCTCGTAATCCACTTCCTGTATTGCCTTGCTCTCCAACTCCGCGATCTGCTCGGCGTAGGTGTCCTCTTTCTTCTCTGTCTGTTCCAACTGTCGTTTGAGGTCTTGTAGTGTGCCCTTGTGGTTGTAGGCTTCGTCCATGGTGTCGTAGTAGGTGTCTGGAACCTGTCCTAGGTCGCCGATCTCCTCTATCGCTTGTTGTATTTTTGCAAGATCACTTTTCAGTTTGTCGCTGTAATCTCGACTTTCCGTCAGATTCATCTTTAGTTTACCGACCAGGTGCTCGTGCTTGTCGTCGTGCAGTGCCTGTTCACACGTGGGACACTTGGCCGCTTCCGCGAACTCCAGATCCTTCTCGGTCTTCTCCACTGTTGATTCCGCCTTGGTCAGCGAGTCCTCGTGGTAGGCCTTCTCCTTCATCAGTCCACGCAGTGCGGTCTGCATCTCGTTGTGCTTCTGTAATTTCTTGTGTTTCTCGATCTCGATCTCGCTGTCCACCTTCTCCAGTTCCGCTATCGCTTCGCGGAAGTTCTCGATGTCCTGTTTGTTCTGTTGCGTCCAGGCCGCGCTTCTCAGTTTGAGGCTCTCTATGGATTCCTGTATCTTCTCGTTTGACGCCACTTTGGCATCCAATCTCATCTTCTCTTCCGTGAGCAGTTGTTTCGTTGCCTTCTGTTTTTCACGCAGTAGGTCTGCTTTCTGCGACAGCAAGGTGATGCCCAACAACTGTTCTATGATCTCCCTCTGTTCCGCCTGCTTGGTGCTCAGGAAAGGTTGTGTGTAGGTGTTCAGGGCCACTATGTTCTTGAACATGGCGTGTGTCATGCCCAACAACTTGTTGATCTCTATCTGTGTCTCCCTGTTCTCTCCCTGTGCCTCGTTGCTTTCTGTCTTCTGTTCGATGTCATCCGCATAGAATCTGAATATCTGTGGTTTCCTGCCACGCTCTATGGTGTAGGTCACACCGTTCTTGATGAACTTCACACTGACCAACATGCCCTTCTCGTTGGTCTTGTTCACTAGGTTGTCCCTCCTGATGTTCGTGAGCGCTTCGCCGTAAAACACGTAACTCAGTGCGTTAATTATTGTCGTCTTGCCCGTACCATTCCTAGCACCTGCGTCGTCACCGCCCAGGTCCATGTTCTCGCCGATAACCAAAACCAAACTTTTGTTAGAAAAATCAATGGCCTGTGCCTGGTTGCCCACGCTCATGAAGTTCTTGACCGTGAGTTCTTTAATCGTTAACATTATTTTTCCTTCTACGTTTTCTTTTACCTATATTTTCGATTGTTTCGTATTCTGACAACGGTGTTGACAGTGTGTGTTCTTGAACCCATCGATGATATCCTCTCAACCATTCTTTCTGTGTTGGAGGGTTCTTGAACATGTCAAATATCTGTGACTTCGTCATCTTTGCTTCGTAATGGCCCTTTAATGCTTTTATCAATTTTCTCTTACTGATTCTCGACATCTAAATCGTTGTAAATTGCTGTTAAAATATTTTTATCATACACCTCTGAATCCACGCCTTGCAGTTGTTTGATCACGATCTGATCCACACTGTCAAACTTCTGTATCTCCACCTGTGGTTGCTGTGCGGCGTCGATCTGTTCTGGTATCAGTTGCAGTTCCCTCAACTGGTATTTGTCTATGAATGTCTCACGTATGAAGTTGGCCTCCTCATAACTTATCTTTATGTCCAGTGTGACCCTCACATACATCTTGGGTTTCAAGTGCCGGTCGGGATCAGCCAACAGTTCGCTTATCTTTATGGTCCTGTATCTGGGCATGTCTGGCCAGTTGATGAATTTTGGTTCCTTATCGTATTCCAACACCATCATGCCACGCTCGTCGTCGCCGGCGTCCGCGTAGTTGTGTGGGAAGGCGTTGCCCATGTAGGTCACGTTCTTCATTTGCTGTCGCTTGTGGAAGTGTCCAGAGAACACCCGGCCACAACCAGCGAAGTGATCCACTTGTATGGTGCCAGTGTCTGGCATCTCCACCATGGCGTTCATCTTGAAGTATGGCAGTTCGAAGTGCCCAAACACATATTTCTGTGTCATCTTCTCTATAACTTTCCATTCGTCCTCCACCACCCATGGTATGATCGCCACATCTTCTGTGACCAACCATTCGTTCACTATGTGTATGTTTGGAATATTACGAATGTACTCCATGGAATTGATCTCCCTCTTGTCCCTGTAGTAGAGATCGTGATTGCCCATTATGACATATACTTTCTCGAATGCTTTGCCTAACCTCTCTATGTTGGATACAGTGTAGTTCATGGTGCTGACGTTGGTGGCCGATCTGTGATGGTGCCAGTCTCCCAGGAATATACAGGTCTCACATCCGTGTGCCCGTGCCTGTTCTATGAACCATATCACGAATGCCTCACAGTCATCATTATGAACCCTGGAATTGCCCTTGAGTCCGAAGTGTATGTCCGTGAAACAGGCTACCTTTTTGAAAAACATATTTTTACCATTTCTTCTTTACTACGGGTTTGTGGTTGGTCATGTCGATCTTGTTCTTGAACTTGACTTCGTCGAAGTCCTCGGCGTCCAGTTTGCCTTTCTTCTTCAATACTTTATTAAGTTTTGCCAATCCGGTCTTGTTGACCTCATGCACGTCACCGTGCACGGTCTTCATTTTCTTCTTGTAACTGACTGTTCCTGTGTCATTCTCGTTCTGCCTTGTGAAACTTGGCATCATGCCATTGAACTCTAGTAGGTCATCTCTTATCGCTTGATTCTTCTTCTCGATGTTCAATATCCTTGTGAAACTGTTTGTTATCGCCGCGGTATAGTAGGCGAATGGGTTGTCTGATTTAGACTCGTCAAACTGTAGACCAATCTGGCTCAACTGCATCAGGGCCTGAGACTGCATCTCGTCGTTGTAGGTGTAACCCCTCCAGTTAGCACGTGTTCCGTACCTCTCACACAGTTTCATGTACATCATGGCCAATTGGTTGGTCATCTTGCCATGGTCCGCCGAGAAGTGTCCGTTGTCCATTCCTCCTATCCAGTGGCTCTTGCCCACGCACACCAGTTTACCTTTTCGGTCGATCCTGTAGTGTTGGAATGGTGGGAAGTTCACTTTCGAATGGTGGTCCGCCGTGCTCTTGGGATTTCGTTTTCTCTCGTCGTCCATGGGCACGTGATCAAACATCATTACCCTGAACACCAGATCAGTCTTGTCTATCTTCCTGGGCGAAACGGTGAAATCCACCAGTTTGATCTTCTTCTCGCCCGACTCCTTGGCCCGCTCCCAGGCCTCCTGTGTCATACGCTTGGCCCTGGACTTCTTGGCCTCCGCTATGGATCTCACATTTATTTTTTTAAGGTTTGGCACTATGATGTCGTAGTCCGCGTCCTCGGGCGTGACGTACGAGCAGTAGGTGTTCTTGCTGGCGTGTATCTGTGCCAGCAGATCTCGGTTGTTTAGGTACTTGACTCTCTTCATAAATTCTTTCGCTTTCGCTTTATGTTGTAATGTACTGCAAATTGACCACAAACAGGTCGGTTAGAATCGTGCCGCTAGAGTAATTAAGTGCGCCTAAAATTGTGCCTATAAATATAGTTAAAGTATACGAAATTTTACAAGGGAAAGCAACCTATAATACATGGCGACACTGGGTAACATTATAAAGGGAGTGGGACAGGACATATTCAACAGGACCCTGGGCAGGCTCACGGGTGCTGGTATTTCCACTGACTCGAGGATAGTGCATGCGAAAGCCAAGTGGTCTGGGCGCAGTGACAAAAAAGACTGGCGTGTTAGACTGCAGATTCCTATAGACGCGAACTCTGTATACGATTCCATACTGGCCAACAACGAACTGCTCAATCCGTTGCAGGATGCACGTGGTATCTTCTGGCCCTTGACGCCGGCGGTGGTTATACAGCACAGTGCCACTTACAATCCACTGTCGCAGACACACAGCAATTACCCTTTCCAGGCCTACCAAAATTCACAAGTGGACAGCATGAATATTATTGGTGAGTTTCCAGTACAGAATTCAGATGACGCCAGGCACTGGGTGGCCACAGTGAATTTCTTAAGGACTGTCACAAAAATGTACTTTGGCAAGGAACAACCTCTGAAAGGCAACCCACCACCGATCCTCCATCTTTCAGGTTATGGTGACCACATGTTCAACAACGTTCCCGTGATAGTGAACACTTTCAACGTTGAACTGAGGCCCGGCATCGACTACATATCCACCAAGCAGGGTAGCAAAGGCGACCGGATGAGAAATGATTTCGTAGCACAGCAACAAGCATATCTTGATTCTGGACTTGATTACGATCCGTACACCGGACGTCCTATAAACATCGAGGCGGCGAAGAACGCGATCACGGATGGAGACTACGAATCACAGACCTGGGCACCCACGCTGTCAAACATATCAGTGCTGGTCACTCCAGTCTACAGTAGGGAGTCGATCAAGAATTTCTCACTGTCGGAATTCGCTAGGGGTCAGCTCAATGGTAAGGAGACCGGGATAGGATTCATCTAATGGCCAAGTACTCTTCCACTTCACCCTACTTCGCTACACCGCAGAATGAAATAAACCTGGAGACGTTCGTGCCGAGACCGATCACGGCGGAGGATGACGATCAGAGTTACACCATAGAGAGGACATACGCATACAGGCCAGACCTGTTGGCCTATGACCTGTACGGCACACCCCGATTATGGTGGGTGTTCGCACAACGCAACCCAGACCAGATAGAGGACCCCATATACGATTTCAGACCGGGAGTGACCATACAGTTGCCAAAACAGGCCAACGTCAATGCAGACCTAGGAATATAAAATGGCATCCAGCAATAAGGAAATCAATCCATTACACAGTGCCGCGACGTACAACACCATATTCACACTGAGCGGACTGAGGGAAACAGAGATAAGGGATCATAGTTTCCTCACCAACTCGCCCCATGACATCATAGCACGTACCGGCGGGATCGGAAACGCCAACGTCAGCAGTGGTGGGGATCCATTTGCCGGCACAGGCGGTACCAATGCGGACGACAAGATAGTCAGGGACGCCTACAAGGACTTTACAGGCAAGTACCAGGACAGCATCAGCATACTGAAGAGAAGCCATGACATGTTCATAGAGAACGTGAACATAACATCAACGGTAGGACCCAACAACGAGAGAAACCTCGCCAACTTCACCAAGATGGAGTTTGAAATACACGAACCATTCGGCATCACGCTGATAGAAAAGATCAGGGCCGCAACGGCACTGAACGGGTTCCAGGATTACCAGGACGCACCACTGCTGTTGACCATAGACTTCAAAGGGTTCGACGAATTCGGGAGACCACTCTCTTTCAACACCAAGGATGCCGGCGGACTTCGCAGGAGGATACCCATCTTGATAGCCCGTGTGGATTTTGACGTCAACGAGGGAGGTGCCAAGTACAACGTGGTGGCCGTGCCATACACGGACATAGCGTTCGATGACAGGTTCAAGTTCCCTAGGACAGATCTACCGGTCGCGACCAATGACGCCCTGGCATGGACGCTCAAGGTACAGGAACAGTTAGACACACAGATGCAACAGGAGATCGATGAGAAGAAACGAGAATTCAAGGACGAATACGTTTTTAAGATAGATCCAGAGGTGATCAAGAACGGAGGGGTGTATCAGTCCGAAGCAGATTCCATAAACACTACCTCCCAGGTAGAGGATTATAACACCGGTCCTTTCTCGTATTTCGCCAACAGCGATGCCAAGCAGTTCAAGAGCTATGCCAAGGCTACTAGTTTCACCAGTCTCACGAAATTCTTCGAGGACGCGGTCAGGCAGTCCTTCGGATACATCAGCCTGGTGCAGAACTTCTGGGAGGGTTACCTGCAGAGCCTGGGTTACACGGTGTCGGCCGAGACCCCTGATTCCATAAAGCAGGTCCTACGTAGCAAGGAGTTTGCCAACAAGATAGCCTCTGATCCGTACATACCATGGTTCAAGATCAAGTCCACGGTGCAGACCGATACCACGAGGTTTGACAACATCACCAAGATGCATCCAAAGAAAATCATCTATCGAGCCGTTCCCTACAGGATACACGTGCTGAAACTGATGGGGGCAGGCATGAGCGTGAAGGCGGACTGGAGCAAGTACGTGAGAAAAGAATACAATTACCTCTACACCGGTGACAACCTGGATGTACAGGGTTTGAGGATCAACTACAAGACAGCCTATTACATGCGTAATGTGAGGGAGGCCAAGAGCACCACGGAGACCGGTGTGCTACAGGACATCAAACAGACCATACTAGAGGCATTCGGACAGGAGAAGGATCCCGAGCCCACACTGCCTTTGCGACAGTACCCTTCCATACTCAAGGGCAGGAGCACCACGGAGACAACCAATCTCGAGAACCTCAAAGCCCAGGAGTTCTATGATTACCTCACAAACCCTGAAGCGGACATGATGAAGATCGAGTTGGACATACTGGGCGATCCCGCCTACATCTGCCAGGACGTTTACATGCCGGTCACAGATGCGCAGGATGACAAGATCTTTGGTAACAAGGGAGAAGTTTTCGATCAGCTGAATCACAGTTTCAACGCAGACCAGTTCATGCCATGCATTAACCTAAGATACAGGTTGCCAGATGACATAGATGAAAGGCAAGGCACCATGTTCAGTGGCAAGAAACTGTTCAGGGACGAGAATCTATTTTTCAGCGGGGTGTACCAGGTGGTCAAGATAGACAGCAGGATGGACCAAGGGCAGTTCCTACAGACGCTGACATGCGTGAGACTGAACAACCAATCAGGCGAGGGTGCGCCAATAGATCTAATAAATTCTGTACAGAGGGGCAACAAGAAATTGAAGGAAGACAAACAAGAAAACATCGGTGGAAAAATTAAAAAAGGGATAAAAGAATACATGGAAAGCGTTGAGAAGATCAACAACGACTTTCCTGTATAGTGTAGATTATGGCATATTTTGATTCGAGGGGATTCACGGATTCACAGGACAACCAGAAGGATTTCAATGAGAAGTACATTGATAGTGATCCGGGCCCATACATTGCCACGGTCAAGACCACAGCGGACCCATTGCGCATGGGTAGGTTGGGAGTGAACATTCCAGCACTCACTAATACCCTCAATCCAAAACCAAATCAGATAACTTGGTGTCAGTACCTGTCGCCCTTCTACGGTGTGAAGAGCCTGAGTGCGACATCAAACACCGACCCCTACAGTTTCAAGGATTCACAACAGTCATACGGAATGTGGGCGGTACCACCCGACATAGACACCACGGTGTTGGTGATCTTCGCTAAAGGTGACAACCAGGCGAACTCGGCATTTTGGATGGGTTGTGTGCAGGACCCCATGACGAACCAGATGGTACCGGGCAATGGTGCCACAGATAAAACACGAGTGGCCGCGGACGGTACGGATTTCTCACAGAACAAGCAAGAAATTTACGGAACAGATGTAGTACCGGCTGGTGAGAAGAATCGTAAATTATTTGACGCAGGTGACACTGTCTCGAGTGCCAACAAATGGAATTATCCCATCAACGAGGCCTTGGCAGATCAGATGACCTCCCAGGGACTGATACAGGACCAGGTCAGGGGAACCACAACGTCGTCCGCACGTAGAGAATCACCCAGCCAGGTTTTTGGATGGAACACACCGGGCAGGATCAGAGCAGACAGTAGGACAAAAAATATAGGACTGGACGGTGCACCGGTGAGGGTAGATAGGGAGACCGGACACAGTTTTGTAATGGACGATGGTGATGTGGATGGCAACAACCAACTCACGAGATTACGGACAGCATCCGGACACCAACTGCTGATGCACGACACGGAGGGAGTGGTGTACCTGGCAAATGGATCGGGAAAAGCATTTATAGAGATGGCCCAGGACGGCACGATCAGTGTGTACTCCGACGGTGGTATCAATCTGAGATCTGGCAGGGATTTCAATCTACACTCAGACATGAACATCAACTTCCACGCCAAGGGCACAATCAATTTCACGTCAGAGACCAATCTGGCCCTCAACGCCGAGGGTTATCTTTTCACCATGGGCGAGAAAGGCATATTGAACAGTTCACAGAAAGGATCGGTGAGGAACTACGCCAGAGACGGCATATCATCATTCACTGACGGTGTGCAACTACACGGTGCCAAGGGCAGGATAGACCTGGCGGGATCACAGGTCCATTTCAATTCGGTCGGTGCGAGTAGCACTTGGGGACCTGGTTGGTTGAAAGCGGACGCAATAGGGATCAAGGTCACGGAGGGATTGATAGATATAGACGATGACAGACCACTGGCACAGGGCAAGGTCAACAAGATAGACAACAGGACCACGGTCACGGACTTCGTCACGCATGAGCCATATGACAGGCAGAGCAGTACGGCCCGCAAGAAGAAATTCATTGACGAGGCCATGGCGGAGATCAAAGCATCCAGTCCAGAACTCTCGGCCACGGAACTGAAAGTGATCAAGGCCGAACTGTTGAAACAGCCATCCATCAAGGCCGTGGCAGACAAACTCAGCAAGGTAGTGAACCTGAATGACAAGATAAAATTACCCATAACGAACCTCAACAACCTCGTGGGCAAGGCCACGGAGATACAGCAATTGATAGAGGATCCCAAGGCCGCGGCCATGAACTTCATATACGGCAAGATCGAGTCTATAAAGAACCAGGCGCTGGACGCGGTGAAGAGTTTCTTCAGATTTTAGGGAGTAAATACAGCATATGGCATACGACAACAATTCAAATGACCTATCCAACAAGACAGTGACCTTCAAGGGTTTCAGTAGCCGTGCTGACAGGCAGAACTTCAAACTTTATGACTTCGAGGTTGCCAAGCAGGACCTGATCAACAGGCTTTCCATTCGCAAAGGCGAGAGGGTGGAGAACCCGGAATTTGGTACCATCATATACGATGCAATCTTTGAGCCGTTCACGGAAGCGTTGAAGGATGCCATCGTTGAGGATGTAACTGCTAATTTAAACGCCGATCCACGTATTTCCACACAGGAGATACTGGTGTCAGAGGCGGACAAGGGCATAGCCATTCAGGCCACAATAACATATGTGCCCCTTAACATCACAGAGAAATTGAGATTCAACTTCGACGAAAACAGTCTATTGCGTCTATCTTAATATACGCACATTTCCTAGCATATAAATACCGTTGTATATACAATGGCCACAACAGACAGACAGAACAGATTACTAGTAGCGGAAGATTGGCGCAAGATCTACCAGGCCTTCCAACAGGCTGATTTCAAAAGTTATGACTTCGAGACACTGCGTAGGACCATGGTTGCCTACCTTAGGGAGAACTATCCAGACGATTTTAACGATTTCGTTGAGAGCTCGGAGTATGTTGCCCTCATAGATCTGATCGCCTACATAGCTCAAGCGCTGTCATTCAGGGTTGATCTCAACGCAAGGGAGAACTTCTTAGAGACCGCCGAGAGAAGAAATTCAATTTTAAGGTTGGCGAGGCTGATCAATTACAACGCTAAAAGGAATAAACCGGCCACGGGACTCCTGAAGATAGATTCAATATCGACCACCCAGGATGTTGCTGACAGCACAGGAACCAATCTAGCGAACTCCACTATAGTGTGGAATGATTCCGCCAACTCCAACTACAGGGAACAGTTCACGGCCATATTGAACGCCGCGAATCAGACAGGACAACTTTTTGGAAATCCCAGGGAGTCGGGCACGATCGGTGGCATAACCACAGAAGTATATACATTAAGTTCAAACCAGTTGGACCTACCAGTGTTCAAGTTCACCAAATCAGTGGGCGGCATAGGCAGGCAGTTCGAGATAGTGCCGTCGACCATAGACAACTCGGATTCCGTGTATGAATCAAGTCCATTAGAGGGAACGGGTCTCACCTACACCTACAGGACGGATGGTTCGGGAGATAGTTCCAACAACACGGGATTCTTCTTCCTGTTCAAACAGGGCACAATGCAGTCAACGGACTTCACTGTGGACACGGCAGAGACCAACTACGTGAAATCACTGAACACCACCAACATCAACGACACCGACGTGTGGTTGTACAAGTTGGATCAGTTTGGACAGGTGTCTGAACAGTGGACCAAGGTACCATCACTGTCAGGCAACAACGCCATTTATAATTCACTGGCCAAGAGCGAGAGAAACATCTACAACGTGGTCACCAAGAACAACGATGCAATTGATTTAGTTTTCGGTGACGGGAATTTCTCGAATCTTCCATTGGGATCTTTCAGGACCTATCACAGGATCAGTGACAATGCGAAGTACGCCATACAACCGGCGGACATGCAGAACATACAGTTAGCAGTCCCATACACGGACGCCAATGGTGCACAACAGACACTGACCGTAACGATGAGCCTCAAGGCCAGCGTGTACAACGCCGCGGCCACCGAGTCAAACGATTCCATCCGGGAGAAGGCCGCACAGGTCTACTACTCACAGAACAGGATGATAACTGCGGAGGACTACCAAGTTGTTCCTCTGTCAGCATCACAGGAGATCGTAAAAGTGAGATCCGTGAACAGGTCCGCTTCTGGTATATCCAGGGCAAAAGAAATTCTAGATCCCACTGGAGCCTACTCCAACGTTTCAGTTTTCGCGGAGGATGGTATTATATACAGGGAGGAATCCGTACAGCAGTTCACGTTCACGTTCAACAACAGGAGTGACATAAAACCGACCCTAGACACGTCCGTGGAGGCCAAACTGAAAGAAGCCTACGCCAGGCAGTTCTACTACCTGAAGTATGGCACAAAGGACACCAGCACACTGACAGCGACGTGGAATTCCACCACAACATCGACCAACACCAACACCGGCTACTTCACATCGGGTGGTGCATTGGTCATAGGTGATTTCGCAACTTCCAACATGAAGTTCGCAAAGCCAGGAGCATTGATAAAATTCACATCACCAGACACCAGGAAGTTCCTGAATGGGACACTGGTCACGTCTACCACAGACAACGCAGAAGACAGGCTATGGGCCAAGATAGGCGCAGTGGTGGGTGATGGTGCCAACAGTGGAGTGGGAAACCTGGAGTCAGGACTTGGTCCGGTCACACTCAACGATATAGTGCCACAGGGATCGGTGATCAATGCGATCATTCCAAATTTCACCATAGCGTTCTCATCAACGCTAGAAGCGGACCTCATAGACAGGATAGAGGCCTACGAGGAGTTTGGTCTGAGATACGACGTCAACACAGAGACGTGGAAGGTCATAACATCAACGAACCTGAGCACGAGTTCGGTGTTCGATCTGGCCAGCACGGGATCGACCGCGGGCACAAACGCGGACGCCAGTTGGTGGTTCAAGTTCACCAACGATGGCAACACATACACTGTGCAGTACAGGAAACTGGATTACATATTCGAATCTGAATCTCAGAACAAGTTCCACTATGACGTGGAGGAGAGGATATACGACTACAAGACGGGCAAGAGCGTCAAGGACACCGTGAAGATATTGAAGACCAACAGCATAGTTTCGACCGGCAACAGCGTGGGATATCCCATCACGTGGCAGGTGGTGGACACGGTCACGGAAGCGGACGGGTTCCAGGACAACAGGAAGGTCAAGGTGGGATTCTACGATGACGACGATGATGGTGTTGTGGACAATCCTGAGATATTTGACATCATAGTCGAGCCAACACTGTCTGAATCCACCAAGTTCGTGTTCTTCGAGAAGTACATCTCATACGACAACATAGAGAGATACAGACCATACGCCTCGACTAACTTCGTGGTCACACAGAACGAAACAGACATCAATCTCAACACAACCACATACACCAATGGACAGTTGTTCTACTTCTATGATGCCAGTGAGGACGTGATCAAGAAATACGATTCTACAACCAACACACTCTCGACCACCACCGATTACCTAGCAAGACGGGGTAGGAGTTCGATCAGTTTCCAATACAAACACCATGCGGGCCAGGAGACCAGGATAGATCCAAGCGTGTCCAACATAGTGGATGTTTACCTGTTGGAGAGGACATACGACAACCTATTCAGGATATGGCTACAGGATGGTGGGACCAAACCACAGACATCCACATCAGACCAGTTGAGGATCAACTACTCGGGTGTGCTCAATCCCTTGAAATCATTGTCAGACCAGATCATATACCATCCGGTCAAGTACAAGATTCTGTTCGGCACCAATGCCGATGAGGAACTACAGGCAACTTTCAAGGTGGTCAAGAATACAAAGACCAATGTGACCGACGCGGTCATCAAGACTAGGGTGATAGCCGCCATAAACGAGTTCTTCGCCTTGGACAACTGGGATTTCGGAGACACTTTCTATTTCACGGAACTAGCCGCTTACATACACAACCAACTGGCACCAGATCTACTGACGGCAGTGATCGTGCCAAACCAGTCAGGACAGAGTTTTGGGTCTCTGTTTCAACTTGACTCAGCGGCAGACGAGATTTTCATCAGTGGGGCCACCGTTGATGATGTCACAATCATAAGTGCTTTGGGAGCCAATCAACTTGCGGCTTCCGGCACAGTCGTGACATCCACATCAACTGCCACTACCAACACCACCACAGGATCAGCGGTATCAGGCTCTACTACAACAGGTTCCGGTTCAACGACCGGCAGTAGTGGGGCAGGATACTAATGGCCGACAATCCCACCAACGCACTGAGTAACAACGAGGTAGTCCGTCAGGGCACCAACGAGTACAGACGAACGGTACAACACCTACCAGCATTCTACAGGACCGACACCAACCAACGTTTCCTGGCCAGCACTTTAGATCCACTGGTACAAAAGGGTGCGCTGGAAAGACTAGATGGGTACATAGGCAGGCAGGACGCCTACACCAGACAGGTCACAGACAGATACATAGGAGCCACCAGCAGGGATAGGTTCGCATACCAATTGGAACCTGCCGTGACATACACCGACAGGGACACCACATCAGTGAATACTGAGGACCAGGTCAAGTTCACAGGAACGTATGACGACTACATCAACCAGATCAAATACCTCGGAGGCAAGGTCAACAACCACGACAGGCTCAACAAGGAGACCGTGTACAGTTGGAACCCGGCCATCGACTACGACAAACTGGTCAACTACAGGGAGTACTACTGGATACCGGAAGGTCCAAGTTCTATAGAGATAGATTCAGTTGGCCCCGCGGCAGTGGTGGAATACAAGACAGAGGCATACTCTGACAACTCGGGCTGGGAGTTCCCACACAGGGAGAACGAAAAGAACCCCATACTGACACTGTACAGGGGCAACACATACAAATTCAATGTTGACGCTGTAGGACATCCTTTCTGGATAATGACCGAACCCTACAAGAGCAAGGTTTCCGTTGACGGATCAACGTCTACCATATTTGACACGGGAGTGACCAACAACGGCACGGACAAGGGAACGGTCACCTTCACGGTGCCCACTTCAGGTGCACCAGACACATTATATTACCAGTGTGGCAACCATGACGCCATGTACGGCATACTTCAGATCAAGGACGCCACTGCAACCACGTCAATCAATCCAGCAGACGACATCATAGGGGTCAAGAATTACAGCCTGAGGACGCTGGCACTGTCCAATGGCATGAAGATAAAATTTACCAATTCACTGGTGGCATCCACATACCAGAGCAAGGAGTACTTCGTGGAGGGCGTGGGAGATGCAATAACGTTAACGGACGTTGACGATCTGATCACCCCGGGCAGTTACGCCACGGAGACCACCATACTCTATGACCAGGTGGGATATGACACAAGACCCTACGCCAAGGCCTACTACACCCCAGACACAAAAGACTACATAACAATCAAGAGGGACTCGCAGGACCAGAACGCCTGGTCGAGATACAACAGGTGGTTCCACAAATCCGTGATCGAGGAGACGGCCAGGGTGGGAGGCTACACCCCTACACTGAACGAGGACGACAGGGCCAAGAGACCCATCATAGAGTTCGACTCGGGACTGGCACTTTACAACCACGGTACGGTGGCCAAGAGATCGGTCACTCTGTACGACACAGTTACCACGGACGCGTTCAGCAACGTGGTGGGACAGACCGGTTACATAGTGGACGGCCTAGCGTTGGCGAACGGCATGAGGGTCATCTTCGCCTCTGACACGGATCCCATAGTCAAGAACAAGATATACGACGTGTACTTCGTGACGGCGGGTGATTCCACACAGGTGATCGCATTGACCGAGGCCACCGATGGCACACCGACAGCGCTGGACAGCGTGTTCATAGAGTTCGGCACAACGAACCAGGGCAAGACCTTCTACTACGATGGCACAACTGAATCATGGACGGCCTCACAACAGAAGACCGGCGTCAACCAACAGCCTTTGTTTGGAATGTGGGACAACAATCACGTGTCATTCGCTGACACAACAACGTATCCAAACTCATCGTTCACTGGAGCCAAGGTGTTCTCGTACGCCACATCAGACACGGCTACCACAGACACTGTGCTGGGCATAAAGGTCAAGTACAACACCATCAACAACGTGGGAGACATCGTTTTTGAATCGGACCATACGTCGGGCACGTTTACCTACAAGAGTGGGTCAAAGACGCTCACAAAGAACCTGGCGGAAGGACACCTACACTACACCACAGGCAGGACCACGCACAACTCAAGGAGCGCCTGGATCAAAAGGACCAACGAGAGCAGACAGAGGGTGATCAGAACTTTCATAGTTGACGACACGGAGAAACAGTTGTTCCCGATAGACTTTTACAAGAATTCTGCCTCACTGACTGACCTAGAAGTGTCAGTGTCCGTTAACGGGACCAGGAAAACAATCACGACTGACTACACGCTGGTCAATGGAACAAAGAACAAGTACATCAGATTCAACAGCGAACTAAAAGTCAATGACCAAATAAGGATAGCGGCGCACAGCAGTGCTGACAAGATCGTGGACAAGGGTATATACGAGATCCCAGAGAACCTGGCAACCAACAGCCTCAACCAGCAGTTGGGCACGTTCACATATGGACAGATACTGAACCACGTGAGGGACATATTTGACAAGAACCAGGAAGTGACAGGTGCCATTCCAGGGAAAAGTAATTTACGAGACAAACCAGACGCAAGGTTGAAGGGTGGTAGCATACACCAGCACGAGGCACCTTTATTGCCCGCAGTGTTTGGCCTGATAGATCAAGAGACCAACATGGCATCGGCCATAGACTACGTCAACCAGGAGTACGAGAAATGGTACAACGCTTTCTTGACGCACGCCATCGGCACGGCCTACGAGGGAGTGGCCGCTGACAGGGTGGACGAGATCATAACAGTCATCACGCCAGGCAGGAACAACACCTTCCCGTTCTTCTACGAGGACATGATGGGATGGGGAGAGAACGTGTCTGTGAGGAATTACACTGTGATGGGATCATCACAGACGGAATATGCTTTGGATTCACAGCATGATATTACAACTCCTAGCAACAGGGCAGTCTACGTTTACTTAAACAATGTTCAACTGCTTCTAGGCACAGATTACACTTTCAGTACCTCTGATGACAGCGTCAACATAACAAAGGCATTGGAAGAAGGGGATAAGATAGTGATCAAGGACTACCCGGACACCACAGGCAGTTACATGCCACCTTCACCTACCAAGTTGGGCATATATCCTAAGTTCAAACCAGAATCTTTCACGGACGACACATACATCACTAATCAGACCATGATCAGGAGACACGATGGATCAATGATCAAGGCCTATGGTGATGAGCGCGATGACCTTATACTGGAATTAGAAAAGAGGATCTACAACAACTGTAAGACAGCATACGATTCAACATTGTTGGACATCCATGATGTGATGCCTAGTGCGTTCACCTCAACGGATTACACTCTACAGGAAATTAATGATGTGATGGGACCAGACTTCTACCTATGGGCGGGAAGAAACAACGTGCAGTACATCAACAACACCACATTCTCTGAAGGCTCACCATTCACATACAACTACGCCAGATCCACTGACAGGTTGAACAACCAGACCTTGCCAGGACACTGGAGGGGCATCTACAAATATTTCTACGACACGGACTCCCCACACACAAGACCATGGGAGATGCTCGGACACTCAGAGAAACCGGCAGATTGGGACGCCACCTATGGAACCGCACCTTACACGTCAGGCAACGACGTGCTGTGGAACAAGATAGCCACGGAGCCAGGCAGGTACGGCAAATCAACCATAAGGTCATACCTACCGGTTGACGCTTCGGGCAATCTACTGGATCCCATAGCGGCCGGACTGATAGACAACTTTGACATACCAGGCAGGCAGAACGCATGGAAGTTCGGGGATCAAGCACCAGCGGAGACGGCATGGAGGAGATCTAGCTCTTATCCATTCACTGTGATGAAGGCACTGGCACTTACCAAACCGGCTAGGTTCTTCTCTAACTTCTTTGATCCATCTAGGCTCACGACCAACACGGCGGGCAATCAGATATATTCAGAGACTGGTATCAGGAAAACATTGGCCACCGCCAAGTATCATTTAGAGACTGTAACAGATCTAGCCACCGGCACGATCACGAGATACCAGACGGCGGGCTATCAGCCTTTAGTGGTCAACTATCTGGTGTCTAAGAATCTAGATCCCATCACGTTCTACTACAAGAAGATGAAGAATCTCACCGTGCAGTTGGCCTACAAGTTGGGCGGATTCACAGACAAAGACAACATCAAGGTGCTGACGGATTCCGTTTCACCTGGGTCGACCTCGGGTTCCAAATTCATACCAGACGAGAACTACAAGATACTGTTCAGGACGTCAAATCCCGTGGAGAGTTTCAACTATTCTGGAGTGTTGATAGAGAAAAACACCGATGTAAGCGAAGACGGATCAACGCTGTTAGGTGGATACAAGGTACTGGGTTACAGCACGGTCAAACCATACTTCAATTTCAACTATCCCATCAGGACCACCACCAGCACGTCGGTCTCGGTACAGGGATCGCAACAGATTAAACAATACACCAACTATCAAGAAACGGTACAGACCATACCTTATGGATATGTTTTTAACACCATACAGGATGTTGCCGACTTCCTGTTTGGATACGGCCACTGGTTGGAATCACAGGGATTCCGATTCAACAAGTTCTCGAATGAACTGAAGGAAACACTGAACTGGTCAAACGCCGTGAGGGAATTCCTTTTCTGGACCACACAGGAGTGGTCACCAGGATCGGCGGTGACGGTATCACCCGCCGCGGACGGTTTCGAACTGGACACGAACAACAGCATCGTGGGTAAATTAAGGAACCTGGCGGGAGATTACTCCATACTAGATGCGGGCGGCAGGAAGATAGACGTACGAGAAATTTCCACCAAGAGAATAGGTAAGACGTTTGAGCTGGGGATCAAGTCAGACAGCATAGGTCTATACAACATCGCCTTGAACACAGTACAGAAGGAACACGTTTTATTATTCGACAACAGCACAGTGTTCTCGGATATCATATATGAACCATTCACTGGATTCAGACAACAGAGATTGAAATTGGTGGGATGGAAGACGGCCGGATGGAACGGTGACTACTACGCACCGGGCTTCATGTTCGACGCCGCACAGGTCACATACTGGTTGGCCAACACTGACTACAGGATAGGTGACAGTGTGGAGTACCAAGGCAAGTTCTACGTGGCCAAAATCAATCATAACTCCGGCACGAGTTTTGACAGCACCACTTGGATCTTAAAGTCAGACAAGCCAGCACCGCAGTTGATACCAAACTTCGAATACAAAATCGCACAGTTCAATGACTTCTACAACCTGGAGACCAACAACTTCGATGAATCACAGCAACAGTTGGCACAGAGGTTGATCGGTTACCAGAGTAGGGACTACCTGGAGAACCTTTTCGTCAATGACGTGTCACAGTACAAGTTCTACCAGGGCTACATCAGGGAGAAGGGAACACAGAACGCCATAGACAGGATCCTAAAAGCCAAGTACGAGGGCGAGGACATCACGCTGGATCTCTATCCGGAATGGATGATACGTACCGGCAAGTTCGGCAACACTGATTCCGTAGAAAACATACAGATAACTCTAAGCAATGATGAGATAACCGCCGACCCGCAGAGCATAGAGCTGTTGGACACATCCTCTGGCACGGTGGAGTATGCCAGATCAGAGGCCATAGCCAAGAACAAGTTCTACTACAAGCCAGTTGAGTACACGGCGGCCAACACCTTCGCCAGGTTGGACTACACCAAGCAGGGCGTGGACAGAGACACGGCACAGGTATACAAGACGGCGGGATACCCACAACTGCAACAGGTACAACACACTGCATTCAACATAGATGAGATACTCAATCTAGACATGAACGCCATAACCACCAATGACCTAGTGTGGGTGGCAAACAAGAGCAACAGGGATTGGGACGTGTTCAGGATCACCAACGCAGGTGTCAAGATAGCAGACCTTAGACTGGTCGATAGTTCCACACAACTAGAGATCACGTTCACGGGATCACATGGCTTGTCGGCGGGGACAACAAGCACACAGGCCGATTACTTTGCCATAGCCAACAGCGAGGAACCAACACTGAACGGCGTATACAGGGTATCAAGCACACCTGACCACAAGACTGTCATAATAGACTACACCGGCAACGTGGGATTCATACCTGCGCTGGAGGACGGATCAACTGCAGACAGTTATGGCAACGTGTACAAATTCATATCGGTAAGGTTGGCGTCCATGGACAATGTCAACGATCTGATCAGTTACTCGGAGTACCAGGACAAGGATGACGACATAGAGCGTGAGGGAGACAAGGTTTTCGCGGACGCTGACAGTTCGGGGTTGTGGCGTGTGTACGAGAAACAGGATCCATACACCACAGGATTAGTACTGTCCCCAGACATCAGCACCACAGAGCAGGAGTTCGGTCATAGGATAGTAGCAAGGAATGACGGAAGGACAGTGATAGTTTCAGCACCAGGCAAAGGTCAAGGTGAAGTACACTTCTTGTTCAGGACATCGTCCGCGGCGGGAACGCTACTACAGACGCAGTTAACGGCAACGATGACCGACAACGACGACAACACCAGTAGGTTGGGCGAGTCACTTTCGATCAGCACTGACGAGAACTTCGTTGTGGCAGGAGCGCCATACACGAACGCGGTGGGGTCAGACGGAAGCACTAGATTCTCGGATTCAGGACTTGTCAAGATCTACTTGTGGGATTCCAGCACATTCAAGTACGGAATACTCAACACGATCACACCACCGGTCGATGCCGCATCACAGAATTTTGGATGGGCGCATAAGATATCAGAGCCAGGCACATCATCTGTGAGGACCACGGCAGACAAGTACCTGTTCGTTTCAGCACCCGGACACAGCAATGACACCGGTAGGGTGTACATGTACACCTGGGGCATAGGAGCAGATGGATCAACGTACGACACCTGGACACAGGACTACACCATAGAGGCACCAGCGGGTGGTTCGGGACAGAGATTCGGTCACAGGATAGCGGCCAACGACAACGGTGACATCCTGGCGGTGAGCTCGGTGGCGCCAGGCAACGCGGGCAAGGTGGAAATATTCATCAAGACATCACAGAGCAACGACGGAAGCACACAGAACTCATTCGCACTGGCACAGACGATAACAGGTGTGGCCAGCGACGGTTCATCATTGAACACGGCGTTCGGTGAGTCACTGGCAATGAACAAAGACGGCACAACACTGATCATAGGAGCACCGGGAGTGGACGGAACCGATAATCCAGACACAGGTGCTGTCTACTACTACAAATGGAACGCGGATGATTCTACCAACACATACACATTACAACAGACGATCAGTTCTCCAGAATCACAAACCAACATGAAGTTTGGCACGGCGTTGGACATAAATCAATCAGGAACAAGGATAGTGATAGGGTCAGAAAATTTCGCAAATAGCAGAGAGATGAAGTTCGATTCTGGTGAGACCACGTTCGATCTACAGGACACTAACTTCGTTGATCTCAACACGGGTTCAGGTGGGGCATTCACGGCCACTATGTACAACACCAAGTTCGTGATCGATGACAAACTGATCAACAACAGTGTGAGTGAGAATGATGATTTCGGCCGTGGTGTGTGCATGATTGACAATTCAGTGTTCGTGGGATCACCACAGGATGACGGAAACATAGACACAGCCGACGGCAGTTCCAAGATCAGCAACGACGGTACGGTTGCTTGTTTCGACTTAACAGTCAATGGAGAGTACGCTTGGAAGAACCTGGTCACGGAAACACCGTTGATGGACATAGACAAATTGGGACAGGTCTTTGAATTCAACAACAAGACCAAACAGATTAGGGACTACTACGAATTGTACGATCCTATAAAGGGTAGGATATTAGGATTGGCCGATAGGGAGATCAACATCAAGACCACATGGGATCCGGCCACTTATAACTTTGGCCCCAACGCCAACAGCAAGACGCCATGGGCGGAGAACCACAAGGGCGAGATCTGGTGGGATCTATCGACGGTCAAATGGTTGTGGTACGAACAAGACACACAGGAGTACAGGACTAACACATGGGGAAAATTTTTCCCTGGTTCCAGCATAGACATTTATGAATGGACGGAATCGACACTGCTACCGAGCGAATGGAATAATAGGATCAGGGGCACAGGGCAAACCATATCCGGAACCGCACTTTACGGCGATAATTCACAGTACACAGTGGTACAGAAATACAGCTCTAGGTTGGATGCGTTCGTCAACTACTATTACTACTGGGTCAGGAACAAGTCAACGGTTCCCACAGATAGTGTCGTCAACAGGAAGAATTCGGCTTCGTACGTGGCGAACCTCATAGCGAATCCGACCAGATTCGATTTCAAATATTACTCCATCACGGGCACCAACAAGTTCGTGATCAACAACGTCAAGGATTTGGTCAACAATGACATAGTCCTCAACATCGACATCAGGACCAACACGTTCGATGGTGATGCACACAGCGTTTGGAAACTGGCCAGGGAGGGCGACAAGGAGTACAGGCCGGGACAACAGATAGAGACACGTTGGTGGGACTCACTGATAGGCAAGAACTCCGCGGGGGATTTGGTCCCTGACGTGGAATTACCATTGAACGAGAAGTACGGCAACAACACAAGGCCTAGGCAGAGCTGGTACGTGGACAGGTATTCGGCATTGAAAGAGATCATAGATTATGCCAACTCGGTACTGAAGAAGAATCAATTGGTCGGACAGATCAATCTTACAAACCTAGACGCCAAGGATCCAGAGCCAACCGCAGAGAGCCTAGAGTGGGACTCTTCGGTGGATACATATGCTGAATTGACCTACATCAACACGGCTGACCTTTCAGGAACTGTGAAGTACCTGGTCAAGGCGGACGAGACGGCAAATAACTTCTGGGCCATATACACGTGGGACGGCACAGAATGGTCAAGGACAAAAATACAGACCTACAACACATCGGCGTACTGGAGTTACACCGACTGGTACAAGACCACGGGCGACATGGCACATGATGAAGACACAAAAATCGACAAACAGGTCACATACCAGTATGAATTAGATACATTAGAATTAGCGGTGGGCAAACATGTCAAGGTCACCAGTGCCGACACGGGCGGCTGGAAACTGTTCATGAGGACCGCCACAGGTTGGGAGAACGTGGGCACGGAGAACGGAACCATAAGATTATCTACTAAACTGTATGACTACTCACAGGATTCCACGGGATTCGCGGGAGAGGACAACTTTGATGACAACTTCTTTGACCAAGAACCTAGCATCGAGACTAGAAAAATATTGACAGCACTACGGGACGATCTTTTCATCAATGATCTCGCTGTGGAGTACAACACACTTTTCTTCACAGGATTACGTAAAGTACTCGAAGAACAGACCTATGTGGACTGGATGTTCAGGACGTCATTCATAAACGCCAAGAACTCGGTGAGGCAGTTGGACCAACGTAAGACATACACCACAGGCACGGACAGTTGGATAGAGAGCTACATCAACGAAGTCAAACCTTTCCACACCAAGCTCAGGGAGTACAAACTGGGTTACACAGGCACTGACACACAGGACGGTATATTCACGGACTTTGACAATCCTCCATTCTATGACAGCGACACGGGCAAGATAAGATCACTGAACGTTTCGTTAGACACCGACAAGCTCACACAGTACCCATGGCAGATGTGGAACGACTACCACAAGAAGTATGTGCAATCCATCACAGTGACCGCTGGAGGATCAGGTTATGAAGTGGCACCAACAGTGACCATAGTGGGAGGCACGACGGGATCAACAGGACCATTCCAGATTCAGGCTACGAGTTCATCTGGTGCCACATCGGGATCATTCGGATACTACTATCCTCTGTTCACCAGCCAGAAACAGGCCGAGATATATGACTCCCAGAACGGTGGTGCGGGCACGACCAAATCATACACGTTTGACGGTTACTCGGGCACGTTCTATGGACCCACAGCGTCCACCAGCGAAGCACAGGGCACCAAATCAGGCACGTTCAAGATGTACGTAACACCAACGACAACCGCGGCCACGGCCACGGCGACCATAAGGGATGGTGCGGTCACGAGGATAACGGTCACGGGCATAGGTGCGAACTACACAGCGACACCAACGGTCATACTCTCAGGTGGTAAGACGGATGGATCAACTCCGACTGATACTGCTAAAGCCTACGCAAATCTCAACAACGATCTCGTCAGGGATTTTGACACCACAATCAAGTTTGACAGGGTGTCAAGCACTTCACGTGTGGTGGATTGGGCGGCCAGCACCAGTTACGCCTACAACGATCTGATCAGATACAACGACCAATTATACAAGGTGACGAACGCATTCACTTCAACCACTGACTTCGATGACAACATCGGAAGCGTGTACAAGGTGTACGGTAACGAGACCGGACTGACGGCGGCGGACAGGACCAAGGGATTCTACACGCCGGGCACCGGAATGCCGGGCAACGAACTGGATCAAGTGATGTTGGGCGTGGACTACGGTGGAACAATGGTGACGGGATTGTTGTTCAATCAAGAACAGGGTTGGGACAGGTCCGGATGGTATGACTTCCCATGGGACAACTATGGCAACTCAAGGGTCAAGGCGTTCAGGGCAGACGGATCAACAGCGTCATACACTTTTGATACAGCGCCCGCTACAACTGAGGTTTATCAGGTCTACCTGACACAGGATGACAGCACAAGGAAAAAATTATCAGACGTCATAAGGGGCGACGGATCCACAGCGACTTTTACCATTAGTGAAACACCAGAAGAGAACGCATTGGTGGAATTCATTCCTTTCGATGACGACGGCGTGTTGACACCAACGGATGACAGGACATTGGACAGCATAATCAAGGGTGGACTGTTCACTTCGGCACTGGGTTACGCACCGAGCGACATCTTGCTAGAGGGTGACGGGTTCGTCACACCAGACACCAGTTACGCACCAGAGGAGGTTGTACCTGGACAGTTGTTCGACACACTAGATATCAAGGTATACACATCACCGGAATCGGGAGTGCCGTTCATAAGTGAGAAGAACTACAGGGGCGATGGGCTGACCACAACATATTCTATAGGCGACTACCCAGGAACACTGGGATCAGTGACAGTGGCAGTGGATGGAGTGATCAAGAAACTGACGACCGACTACACGGTGGACGTGGCCAACAAGACCATAACATTTACGTCAGCACCGGCGAGCCTGAGCGTGATATCCACCAAGGTGTTTGCGATATCAGGTGAGAACTACAGGGTGCTGGACACTTTCACAGGGGATGGATCGACTGCGGTATTCTTGACATCGACGAGGGGAGAGTTCAATCTAGACTCAACGTCCAGTGATATGTACATAACCATAGACGGGGTACCAACAACCGCATACACAACCACCACGACTGCCAACACCATTACGGTCACATTCACATCGGCACCGGCCGCGGGTGAGTTCATACAGGTAGCGGGATTCAACAAGTCGACTACATCAACGAGGAGTTACGCCAGCATCAGTAACCAAGCGATCACCTATGATGGCTCGACCAATAGGCACACACTGACCTACCCACCAGGATCTATAGGACCATACTCGGGTCTCACAATGGTGGAAGTCAATGGCAGGATGTTGCGTGGACCAGACAACACCTACTACCTAGGTGACGGAAGCACGTACACGTACGGCGTGGTGTCAGGACTGGGTGAGGACTCAACAGTGGATCCGGCCAAGACAATCACATCGGCAAGTCAGGTACAAGTCTTCGTGAACGGTGTGCAGAAAAATTTAAACACGGACTACACGGTGGACATCGGCAATCAGAACGTGGAATTTGTTTCTGGTGCGGTTCCAACATCAACAGATGTGATATGTATATCAACACTGGTTGACAATCACTACTACAATGAAGGCACGGATATCATACTGTTACCTAGTGCTATCACTTCACCGTATTCTCTGTCATCATCAGACGTGATATCAGTGACCACGTTCAACAACGCACTGGGCATGAAACAGCGAAGGGAAGTGCTGGAAGGACAACCATCGGGTGAGTTCTACTTGAGATTCAAACCACTCAACGCCACATACATGTATGTTTGGTTGAACGGAGAGCAGATCACACAAGGATCTTACTTCACTTCAGATGACACCAAGATAACCATAGTGGGCAAGACTATCACATCCGCGGACAGGCTGGATGTGATGTACTTCGCACTTGACTCCGCGGTGGGCGCCACGGGATTCAGGATATTCAAGGACATGATGAACAGGACCTTCTACAAGAGGATCAGCAAGACTGCAACAACAAAATTGACAAAGGACATGACCGAGGGCACACAGACCATAACGGTCGCGGACGGCACGGTGCTAGGCACACCAAACGTGGCCAGTAACACCCCGGGTGTGATCTTCATAGACAAGGAGCGTATAGAATACTTCACGAAATCAGGCAACACGCTGGGACAACTAAGGCGTGGAACCCTGGGAACAGGAATTAAGGAGCATGGATCAGGCACGGAAGTGGTAGATGCGTCTGGTACTCAAACCATCCCTTACGCGGACACAGTGTACACCACCACCTTCACAGGTGACGGTAGCACACTGACATTCGCACTATCACAAACACCATCATCCGCTAGTGAGTTAGACATATTCATTGGTGGCCAACGATTGTTGCTCACTAGCGAGGATGGATCAACCATAAACTATTCTGTGGACGGAAGCACGACTGCTGTGACATTACACACGACAGCACCCGCTTCAGGCACGCAGATAAAAATATTACACAAGAAAGGACAGGTCTGGTACACAGGAGCAGATGGTAATCCAGCGGACGGCAAGGGATTACAGGCTTCTACGACTCAACAGGCTAGATTCATAGCACAAGAGCCCACAAATGCACCTGAATAAATACACTAGATGACACAGCAAGACAACAAACCAACTGAAACAAAAGAAGAGAACAACAAGCCTCAGGATAACACGGGTGTTATGATGACGGGGCACATAAAGATTTTCGATCCAGAGACGGGCGAAGTGATCGTTGACAAGAGGAACGCGATACACTACGAAAACATGTCTCAGGCGCTGGCAAATTCTCTTGCAAACAAGACCACAGGATTCGTACACGAGATGGCGTTTGGCAACGGAGGCACAAGCGTTGACCCAACGGGTATCATCACTTACCTCACACCTAACTCGACAGGAACCAATGCTTCACTTTACAATCAGACATACTATAAAGTGATCGACGACAACTCGGCCACAAACAAGGACACAACCAGGAACAAGATGGAAGTGAGACACACGGCGGGCAACAAGTACACAGACATAGTGGTTACCTGTACACTTGACTATGGTGAACCCACAGGACAGGCCGCGTTTGACAACACCACCGATTTCAACGGCGACTATGTTTTCGATGAACTGGGTCTTAAGAGTTGGGAAGGAACGGAGAACGGGTCGACCAACAAGTTACTGACACACGTGATATTCCATCCGGTACAGAAGTCACTGAACAGACTGATACAGATCGATTACACACTGAGGATACAGAGTTTAACAACATTCACCGAGACAAGTTCTACAGCACTGTCAACGTCCAACACAGTGAGCGGAACAACATCGGGTGGTAACACAGGATACTAATGGCATACACGGTCAACAAGACAAATAGTTCGTCATCACCGAACCAGTACACAGTACAGGATGGTGTGGTCAACACGCAGACGGATCTCTCATTTATAGGCAAGGGCTATGCGGGTTACGGAGAACTGATAGCGGAGAACTTCCTCCATTTGTTAGAGAATTTCGCGAACACTTCCGCACCAACCAAACCCATAACAGGACAACTGTGGTATGACAGTTCGGCCAACAGGTTGAAGGTCTACTCGGGATCGGGATTCGTACCGTCGGGTGGTAACGTTCCCTACCAGTCCTCGGCACCAGGATCACTGACACAAGGGGATCTATGGATAGACTCCGACACGGGACAGCTCTATTTCTACAACGGAACTGCTTCTGTATTAGTGGGACCGCCGAGTTCAACGGGAACGACGAATGGTTTCACCTTTGACACCATACTAGACTCAACGGACGCCAGTCAGAACATCACCAAGTGGTACAATGATGGTAACCTCATAGCCATAATATCAGAAGACACCTTCACACCAAAAGTCTCATTATCGGGATTCGCCACTATCAAGAAGGGTATCACGCTTACAACAGCCATAGCAGACACAAAATTCCAAGGTACTGCCACAGATGCGGACGCACTGGGCGGTGTGGCCGCGGCCAACTACCTGAGGTCCAATGCCAACGACACAACTTCAGGAACTTTATCGATAGCCAATGACGGTGGATTAATCGTAGGAACCGACAGTGACCTAACATTGACGGTGGATGCCACAGGGGCAATAATTTCTAACGTAGTACAGGACACTGATATCACTTTCAAAGTGAATGATGGTGGCACGACCACAACAGTGATGACTATAGACGGATCAGAGTCCAGGGTGGGTATAGGCACGACGACCCCAAGCACGAAATTACAAGTGTCCGGAACTGTCACAGCCACAACATTCGCAGGACCACTAACAGGCAATGTGACTGGAAACATCACCAGCACGGGTGCCAACTCGATGACCACGTTGACCATGGGAGGAACTTTGACTTCCAAGGCAATCACACCAGACACGGATGCCAGTTATGACATAGGCACAAGTCTAAAAGGTTATAACACTGTTTACGCCAAAGCCACATCGGCTCAGTACGCTGACTTGGCGGAGATCTACGAATCAGACGTGGAGTACGAAGTGGGAACGGTCGTGATCTTTGGCGGCAATAAAGAGATAACGATTTCAAAAATGGGCAACGATACTAGAGTTGCCGGAGTGATCAGTGAAAATCCTGCCTACCTAATGAATTCAGGTTCAGAAGGTCTACCCGTGGCATTAATGGGTAAAGTAAAATGTAAAGTTTCGGGTCACATAAGAAAAGGTGACATGCTGTCAACCCATGCGAAACATCATGGCGTGGCCGAAAAGGCACATGATCCAGCACCAGGAACAATCATAGGAAAGGCATTAGAAGACCACGAATCGGAGGAAATAGGCACAATTAACATTGTAGTGGGAAGGTGCTAAATATAAGCAAATGGCGTACACAATTAACAAAACAGACGGGACAGTAGTAACAACTATCACAGACGGAACAGTGGACAATACCACTTCGTTGCAGTTGTTTGGAAAATCATATTCAGGTTTTGGTGAAGGTCTTAACGAGAACCTTGTTAAACTATTAGAGAACGCCGCTTCAACCTCTGCACCCACATCACCTCTAAAGGGAGAGTTATGGTTTGACACCAACTCTAACACTATAAAAGTTTACGATGGCACGAGCTTCAAACCCACAGGCGGTGCTAGGGCCAGTTCAACACTGCCAACATCACCATCAGCGGGAGACCTTTGGTTAGATTCTACAAACGATCAAGTTTTCGTCTACACAGGAGATTCTAGATCTCACCAAGTCAATGACAAGTGGGAACTAGTAGGACCGGCCTTTACAGCAGGTCAGACACAGTCGGGTTGGAAGATCGAGACGCTGGCTAGTTCAGGTGGTAACAAAGTTGTCTCTTCAATGTACGCAGGAGGTACAAGGGTAGCGATACTTTCTAAAGAAACTTTCACACCTTCGGTATCACAAGCGGGTTTCTCCCAGATCAAAGCGGGAATAACTTTAAATTCAACGTTAGGCTCAGTTTTTGAAGGATCAAGCACACAGGCTTCATCTATTGATGTTTCTTCCACAACAAATACATCAGCGAGCATAATCGCTGGTGGAAACTTCCTAAGGGCAGATGCCTCTGATACCACAACAGGTGCACTGACCGTAGACAACGACACTGGAATCATTGTGGGTGATGCACAAGAACTTACCATATCGGTTTCAAGCAACCATGTGACCATAGCACAGACATCAGAAGATAAGGATTTAAGTTTCACAATCAATGATGGCGGTGTGACCAAAACACCATTGGCATTCACAGGTGCTTCAGGAAACATCACACTCACAGGTGATGTGACGATATCAGGTAATTTAAACATATCAGGAGAATACAACAGTTCAGTTTCAAACGTTTCAACGTACGATGATGCATTCATTAAAGTAAACTCCGGAAACAGCGAAGCGGATGCGGGACTGATTGTTGAGACATCAGACACTGATGACGCCAGAATGTTCTATGATGTTTCGGAGAACTACTGGACGGCGGGAGAAAACGGAACTTATTCACAAGTGATTAGATTATCGGATGCTGTAGCCGACGGTGACGCAAACAAAGAAAAGGTTCTAAAGACATCAGCGGCGGGTAACGTAAAAGTGACTTCTGCAACTTTGGGTGCGGTTGGATCCATAACATACACTGACACTTCAAACCTAAATGTACCTACAATAGGTGCGGTGGCTACCCTCAGCAATCAATGGGGTGGGTCTCTAAAAACAGTTTCAACATCCGCGCCGACAAGCGGAGATGGTAATGACGGGGACTTTTGGTTCGTAAGGGAGGTGTAATCCCATGGCCATAGTAACTAAGACTTTCACATACGAAGGCGGAGTAAGGATAGCAGAAGTTCCTGCTGGGACCACAACTCTAACAGTACACCTTTGGGCAGGTGCTGGCGGAGGCGGAGGCGCAGACGCAGGTGGTGATGGTGGCTCGGGATCCGCTGGTCACTACGTGACAAAAACAGACATAGACATGACATCATATGCCGGCATCAAAAACATCGCAGTTGCAGTAGGAGGTGGTGGCAAGGGCGGAACTTCAGGTAGTGGAGCCGCGGGTGGAACAAATGGCAAGAGTCTCACAGCATATTCAGGGGGAACGGGAGGACCATCCGGTCCCACAGGAGCCTCAGGTTCAGGCGGCGGTGGCGGCGGTGCCACGATAGTTTCAATATTCGCCGACGGGGAGTCGGTAGACAACACAGTGTTAGCAATAGCGGGCGGTGGAGCCGGAGGTGGTGGTGCCGGTAGGTTATCAACAGGAGGTGTAGGAGCAAACAGTAACAATCCCACAGCGGCCACACCAGGCACGCTGGGAGAGAACGGGGCAGGACACAACGCAGATGGTGGAGGAGCCGGTGCAGGTGGTGGTGGTGCCGATGGAGGCACTGGAGGATCGGGAGATCAGGGAGATATAGGAGCATTCGGAGGAAGGGCAGGATCAAACACCGTGCCCGCTTCAGGTTCATCAGACGACGGTTCTGGTGTGACACCAGGAGGCACAGCAAGTGGATATTACGCAACAGGAGTAGCAGTAGGAGGAACATCACAGACAGCAGGAGGCAATGGTAGAGCAGTACTGATTTTCAACATACCGTCAGCATCCAACTACAAGGTAGGTGGTGCTTGGAAAAAATTGAACAGCATGTATCACAAGGTATCGGGCACGTGGAAGAACATCACGGCGGCATACACCAAAGTGTCGGGACAGTGGAAGGCCATATTCGCGTCTGATGTGTTGTTCACAATAAATTATGCATTATTTGGTGATGCCACAGGAAATCCCACATCAGGGACGGCGGGAGTGGCTGGTACCCCAGTGGCCCCTTCGTACACTAGTGTCGATACTGGAGGAGACAATGATCTGAGGGTGGCCACTCCTAGAATCGGACGACAGGAATGGGGTGGTATCGAGGGAGTGGAGGCCGTTTGGTTAGGAACCTCACAGGGCAACACCGACAAGGGCAGTGGAAGTAATCCACGTGTGATCTGCACTTATTTCTATCATAAGGGACTGTTCAATCTCACAGATCTACAATGCGACTATGAATGGTCGAGACAGCATCTAAGTGAAAATGTCAAAATTGGATACTGGCTATGGGCGTTGCCCTTAGTGAAGTGGATGGAGAAAAATGAAAATTCTAAAACGATCTGGGCAAGGTTCTGGATATGGTGGACACTGCTTTGTGCCCAAGAGAGGGGCAAAGAGATATCCTACAAAATGGGAGGCAGACCCGTGGGAAGTGTTTTTGGCAAAGTGGCAAGATTCATAGGTGAATCCTTCTGCTATGTACTGGGATTCGTCGCGAAACCGTTTGTAAAAGACAGGTATAAATTACTACTAAAAGACTATTAAATACAAGTATGGCAACCAAGGAACAAGTAACAGAATACCTGAACAACCAGTGGGAAAAGGGCGATGACGATGCCCATGTCACCTATTGGGAAGAACCAGCGGCAGAGGGTTATTCCGCCACTAGGATAGGACTTATGCAGAATTGGATGTCACCAGAGATAGCGGTCATACTACAGAAACTAGTCGGAGACACTATCATGGTGGAGAGATTGGCCAAGAACGGGAGCAACGAGTAATGATCACCAAGAATGATGTGTCCGACTACATAAACGCCAACATAGAAACCGTGTTGACAGCAGGAGAGATAAAAACTCTAGAGGATTCAATAAAGAATCATCCTGGTAAAAAACTTTTAGTAGAAACTCTAATAGACACATTGGGTGATGTCAGTATACTGATAGCAATAAGGGACGATAGTTAATGGCTTACAAAATAAACAACACATTTGGAACCCTACTGGTCACACTGGCCGACGGCACCATAGACGTGGCCACCACAGACCTCACCTTGATCGGAAAAGGTTACGCGGGTTTCGGTGAGAAACTGAATGAGAACCTGATCAAACTCCTAGAGAATTTCAACAACACCACGGCACCCACCAACAAGGTACAGGGTCAGATGTGGTATGACAAGACCAACAACCAGATCAACGTCTACACGGGATCCAAATGGAAACCGGTGGGATCGACAACCAACTCTGCCACGGCACCAGCGAATGCAGTGCTAGGAGACATGTGGTTCGACACGTCCAACACACAGTTGTACGTTTACACAGGATCAGCATGGACCTTGATCGGACCGACCACGGTAGCGGGATCAGGCGTGACACAGGTCATATCGGAATCTCCAGAGGACAACACAGGTGTGAAAAGGTCAATACTTAAACTGGTGGCCAATGACACGGTTGTGGGCGTGGTATCCAACCTCGCTTTCACTCCAAGTTCCACAGAGACTCTTGGTGCCGCACTGATATCTGGAGGATTCTCCACGATAGCACAGGGAATACAACTTTCATCAACGGTGTCCAGCGCCAAGTTCCGTGGAACAGCGACGGACTCAGACGCACTGGGAGGAGTGGTTGCGGCCAACTACCTGAGATCGAACACGGCAGACACAACAACGGGGCAGATCACTATACAGACCGACGACGGTTTGAGGATAGGTGCGGGCAACGACATCACAATGACCTTGACCAGTGACGACTTCACCATAGCACAGACCACGCAGGACAAGGACATCATATTCACGGTCAACGACGGTGGCACAACAAAAGAAGCATTAAGGATTACAGGGTCAACAGGTAGGATAGAAGATCTGAGAGTGGGCAATCTGACAGTTGATGGCACGCAGACCATAATCAACACCACCACACTGTCGGTGGAAGACAACATCATAGAATTGAACAGGAACATATCAACGGCGGCATCAATGCCCAACTACACAGGCCTGAAGGTCAACAGGGGAGAACTGTCGTCAGCGACTGAACAGAACCTCTATTGGGTGTGGGACGAGACGTTCGCGGACGATGGCACTACAATATATGGAAACTCGGGCGGTGCCTGGACGGCGTTCAAGTCGTCACAGACCGACACGGAACTGGAAGCACCCACGTTGGTGGACATCAGGGCCAACGTGGTACACGCCACGTCAACGTCGGCACAGTACGCGGACTTGGCCGAGCGATACGAGGCCGACTGTGAATTATCAGTGGGAGATGTGGTCATCCTAGGCGGACACGCGGAGATAACCAAGTGCAACAAGGAATTAGACGACAGTGTTTTCGGTGTTGTGTCTGAGAGTCCGGCGTTCTTGATGAACGCACAGGCCGGAAACAACGACACACACCCCATGATCGCACTGAAAGGGCGTGTTTTGGTCAAACTAAAGGGCACGGGCAAGGCGGGAGACCGCATAGTGAGTGCTGGGAACGGTGAGGCACGAGTTGCTGGCCTGGATGAATGTACCGCTTTTAACACCCTGGGCAGGCTGATCAAGGATAAATATAACGAAGAAACAGCACTGACGGAGTGCGTGATAGGAGTGAAATAAATTTATGGCATACGTAGCAGGTGACACGATATTAGCAACAGAATACAACACTTTCGTGAACAGTTCAAGTTCACCATTTGGGTACAACCATTTCGCGGGCACAGGATCGGGAGTACACGGTCTTGGACAGACAGCGATTCCAACAGTTTCATCGGGTGCGGGAACAATCACAGCATCACAGTGGAACACACTTTTCACCGGCATGGACAACATCGCCAATCACACCAATGACACTCTTACAACAAGAACACAGGTTTCAGCGGGAGACACCATAGCCATCAAGGCGGCTGTGGAGGCGGACCTAGCCACACTGGCGGCATCGGTAGCGGGTGGTTGTACGGGCGCTGTTATAGGCGGTGGACTGACACTAGGAACATCATTGCAGACCATCACCACAGCATCAGAGGGCTGGGACAACACGGCCACCCACGAACACAGCATCACGTGGTCATCGGCGGATCAGATGAGATGGTTCTTCAACGCGGGCGGCAAGGTCAGGATAGTGACCAGCACCACGCAGGCTTCCACCAATCCCAAAGACCAAGCATTCATAGACCTGGGCACGGCCCTGGGCAACATCGACATCGGCGCACAGGCCACTACGAGATCGGGATCAGGCGAGAGTCCAAGTTCAGGCGGTTCGGGACTTACATTGGGTTTCCATGACCTGACCACGAGTTATCAGGAACTTATCATACTAACATCAGACAACTCCGCCTACACGTCGAACACGGTGCAGATATCTGCCAAGTTGGACGCGGCACCAGGCACGTCAGTGACCATGGTCATCAAGATGGTGGCCAGTGATCCAGCGGGTGACCAACAGTACGATAACCCCAATTTTGATGGTGTTGCGCCGGCGATCAACGACACTCCTAGGATGGTGACCAACCTCTTCGCGATAACACCAAACACGTCAGAGGGACTGAGCGTGGTGTACGCACACAGCACGGTAGGCAACGAAAGCAACCCCACCGGTACAACGACGTAATAATTTTTTTACCAGGTTGATCACACACCATAATTATTGTATAATTGTGGTATGGACATTGGCGAACTAAAAAAACAATCAGACTTATCCTATGACATAGCGGTTGCCAAGCGCAACGCCTTGGAGAAGGCACACTCACGAATGGTGGTGGTGTACAATGAACACATCTTCCGTGCGGACGCTGAGACCATCTGTCTGGTGAGGACACTGAAGGAAACCGCAGACAAGTTTTTTGTTTTGGACACAAATCAAAATCCCGTGGAGATCACGGATCCCTTAGGATTCCTACAAACATTGATAGAAAGAAACCAGGAGGCCATTAGTTCGTACCATCAGATGTCAAAGACATTTGAAAAAAGGGGTGACTGATGACCAAGGGAGTACTATTATTTTGTTTTGACACGACAGAAGTCCAATATCACAGGATACTGGAGCGTTGTGTCGCACTCATCAAACGGAATCTACAACTGGAAATCACGGTGGTCACGGACTACGACACGTTTAAAAAATTAAAACCCCTGGGGTTCATCAACTACAAGTTCATCGAACCCGAGCTGGGGAACACAAAGAACGGATCTGAATGGCGCAACGTGGACAGGCACATGGCCTATGAACTGTCACCCTATGAGGTCACGCTGGTGATGGACATCGACTACTTCCCTTTCACTGACAACCTCAGGCAGTTCCTGGACACTGATTATGACTTCCTTGTTTCCAAGGACGCACATGACCTCACCAACGTTGGCAGTTTTGACATGCGGAAGTGGAGCATGATAGACATGGTGTGGGCCACTGTGTTCGTCTTCAAGAAAGGTCTAAAGGCTAAACGCATTTTTGACACGGTGAAGTACATCAAGCAATATTACCATTACTTCAACGAGATGTACAGGATACGCGCCAGGAACTTCAGGAACGATTACGCTTTCGCTATAGCACTACAGCAGGCCAACGGATTCATCACGTACGACACCATGCCCTTGAGTATAGCCACCCTGCCACCCGGGTGCAAGGTTATCAAAATTACCGACACCGGCATCGCCTGGCAGTGCAACGACCAGATCAACTACACTGAACACCAAGACGTGCATGTGCTCAACAAGGAGTTGGCCGATGTCTAAGGGATTCCTATGGTTCGCACAGAACAACAGCAAGACAGATTACGTTGGGTTAAGCATAAAACTCGCAGAAAGTATCAAGAGATATAACAGAGAAAATCAAATTTGTGTGGTCACGGATGAGAACAGCAGGTTTGAACACCCCGCGGTGGATATCGTGAAAGTGTTAAAACAGGATGACAGCTCAGAACACGAGATCAAGTGGGCCAACGAACACAAGGCGTTCCACATGACACCTTTCACCCACACGATCAAGTTAGAGGCCGATGTGTTATGGACTGACAACACCGATTGGTGGTGGCATCACCTGTGGCAACACGACATGGTGTTCAGCGTTGACTGTAGGAACTACAAGGATGAAATAGTCAAACACACTCCCTACAGGGCACTGTTCGTGAGGAATTGCCTACCCAACATATACAACGGACTGATGTACTTCAGGAAAAGCAAAACCGCACAAAAGTTTTTTGACACGGCCAGGCACATCACGATGAACTGGCGAGAGGTCAAGACAACGATGCTGATAAACTGTCATGATGATTATCCCAGCACTGACGTGGTGTTCGCACTGGCCTATAGGATGATGGACCCCACCAACAAGCACCTGATCGACTACGAGTGGTTCAAGTTCCTACACCATAAGCCCGCCGTCAACCGTCTCGACAGGGTGGGTGATCACAACAACTACCTCTATCCCAACCAGAACGGCGATGCGATCTATCTCGGTGAGAGAAGGATCAACAGGCCATGGCACTATCACGACAAGGAGATTTATGTCAGAACTTCTTAAGGCTCTGCAGTCTATGCCGCCTGTGGTTGAGAAACAGCATACTGTCTGTATAGAAGGAAGGGAGGTTGTGGTCAGTCTAGATAAAAAGAAAGAAATTATGAGAAAAGGTGAGCAGTCTTACCACTGGGTGTCACCCACTCGGTTCGAACTGAGACCACCACCAAAGCCTAAAACACGATTCAGTGTTCTTGTAAAGGCGGAAAAGGGCTACAGTTTCGAGCACGGCGACATACACTGGCCCAACGGAATAATGCAGGGAGGAGAGGCATGGCAGATAGAGTCAGAGTAAGCGACCTGGATTTCGTGTACATCAGTTTCCGTGAACCCAACAAGGAGCAGAACTGGGCTGACCTCAAGAACAAAGTGCCATGGGCCAAGCGTGTGGATGGTGTGGTGGGTTTCGATTCCGCACACAAGGCCGCGGCGGAACTGGCGGAGACCGATTTCTTCATCAGCGTGGACGGTGACAACATAATAGATGAGAGCTTCCTAATACAGACCCTGGACTGGTCAAAGACCGATCCCAAGGCAGTGCACAGGTGGAGGGCCAAGAACAACATCAACGGACTGGTGTACGGTAATGGTGGACTGGTGGGCTGGCACAAGGAGACCTGCCTTGCTATGAAGACACACGAGAACGCTGACAGCGAGGAAAACAAACTGGATTTCTGTTGGGGCGTACCACACGAGAACCTACACAACTGCTACAGCACCACTGTAATCAACGGTGACAAATACCAGGCATTCACTGCGGGCTACAGGGAGGGCGTCAAGATGTGCACCAACAAGGGAGTGCCGATACCTCCACGCGAATTCAAAAACATCTGGCCACAGAACCTGAGGATACTGACCACGTGGATGACAGTGGGCGCGGATGTGGATAATGGACTATGGGCTATGTTGGGAGCCAGGATAGGGTGTTACCAGACCTCGGTAGAGAGCCACGAATGGGCAATGGGCATCAGTGACATAGATCGTATGCACGAGGTGTTTGCAAACTACCTGGATGAACAGAATGTACACGCAGACCTCAACACTTATGGGGAAAGCATTAGGCAGAGATTAGACATACCAGTGGCAGATTACAGCGTGGAAGACAGCAGGTTCTTCAAGTTCGTCATGCCACAACACAGTAATAAAGGAGTGCAGGATCGTGAGTACAAGTGACTACAAGAATGATGCGCTGAAGGCCGAGCAGAAACTGGCCACAGTTTCGCCCACCATGTGCCTGGCCAAGTGGAACCAGGTGTCACTGCACCTGCCAACGGGACTGACCAACAGTTGCTACCATCCACCCCTGCACGAGATTGACGCGACAAAACTACATAGCAATCCCACGGCACTTCACAACACCAACGAGAAGTTGAAGCAAAGACGACAGATGCTGGCGGGTGAGAGGCCCGCGGGCTGTAGTTACTGCTGGAAACTGGAGGACGCCGGTGAGATGAGTGATCGTCACTACCGTTCGGGAGAGCCATGGGCCATGCAGGACTTTGAAGAAATTGTAAAGAATCCATTGTCTGAGACATGGATGCCCAGGTACGTGGAGGTCAACTTCAGCCACGCTTGTAACTTCAAGTGTAGTTACTGTTCGCCACAGTTCTCCACCACCTGGGGCAAGGAGACGGAACGCTATGGGGAGTACCCCACCACGCCACCGCACAACGCTCCCGAGCACTTCCAGGGACGCAGGAGTCCAATACCCAACAGGGAGTCCAACCCATACGTTGACGCTTTCTGGCGATGGTGGCCAGAACTGTACAAGAACCTCAAGCACTTCCGCATGACCGGTGGGGAGCCCATGATGGATGTCAACACCTACCGGGTGCTACAGTACATCATTGACCATCCCAAAGAGGACCTACATCTCAACGTAACATCCAACATGTGTCCGGCCGACCCAAAACTCAAGGACAAGTACTTCAACATGATGCAGAATATCTGCATGGAGGAGAAGGTGGAACACATGATGCAGTTCGTCAGCGTGGATGCGTTCGGCAAACGCGCCGAGTACATCAGGCATGGATTGGACTTCGATCGCATGATGGCGAACGTGGAGGAGTTCCTGGATCGCATACCAGTGCGTAACAGCATAACCTTCATAGTGACCTACAACAACCTCAGTATAACCAGCATGGACCGATTGTTGGAAAAGATACTGGATCTGCGTAAGCGATACAGTAAAACTTATCAGCGTGTTTGGTTTGACGTGCCACTGCTACGCCAACCCGCATGGCAACAGATAACATTATTACCCGAGAGTTACCAGAGCATACACGAAGACAACATCAAGTACATGGAGGCCAACTCCGGCGAGTCAAACGGGCTACACATATTCAAGGACTTCGAGATCCAGAAGATGCGACGCAATCTCGCATACTGGCGCGAGAACGCTGACGCGAGCGCACAGCACAAACGTAATTTTTACGCTTTTTTCTCGGAACACGATCGCAGGCGCCTGACCAGGTTCCTCAACACGTTCCCTGAGATGGCGGAATTCTGGGAGGAGTGTAGGAACGCATGAGCACTTTACTGATTAACATATACACCAGTGGAGCGGACATGGGTGAAAGACTTCAAAAATTGATTGATCAAGAACATAGAAATTACGCTAACATAATTGTGAATCTGTATGAGCCGGGTTTCGTGTATGAAGAGGATGGCGTGCACAGGACATTTGTGGATTTAATAAAAGCAAACATCCATAAATCAAACATTCACTATTACGGTTGTAATTTTGCCAATCAACAAGGACTACCATTGAAATTTCTTAATAACATGTTTCATGAGGGACAGGACCTTTACATCAAGAACGACATGTGTAGAGGATTGCTTGAAAACTGTATTGACGTCAAAGATAAATCCAACAAACTAAAGAAATTTGATTTTTTAATGGGTGGCACAGATACCGGCAAGGACATTTTGTTTGATACACTAAAGGGTCATCCTGTGAATGAACAAGTGTTAACGACATACTACAGGGACGATCCAAGACAAGGCAGATGGAGTAAACATGTGAAAGTGCCTGTGAATCACACGGCGGAAACCATAGAAGAAAAATGGAAGAGCACATTAAGATACAGTGATCTTATAGATCCTGAAATCTACAACAACACCTTCTATACTGCATTCATAGAAACAACGTGGCATAAAGACTTTGGCGTTTTCACGGAAAAGACCGCTAAACCGATTGTGGCTAAACGTCCCTTTGTTGTTTTTGGATCTCAAGGACAACTTCGGGCATTACGTAATTTGGGCTTTAAAACATTTTCCTCTGTCATAGATGAAAGTTATGACAACGAAAAGGAAAGGGATAAGAGATTCAACATGGTATTTGATTCTATGCATCAACTCAGTGTACAGGATCCTAAGTCCGTCTATGCACGATTGAATGATGTGTTAGAGCACAACAAACAACATTTCGAAAGAACTGACTGGAACAGGGAATTCCTAATCAAAACAAAAGGGAGCAAGAAAGTTGACTTGTTTAGGTTTACACAATGAGGACAATAGGATTTTTTGGAGACAGTTTCTGTGCCAGCAATCAACCCGAGAGCTGGTGCAACATCCTACAGGAGAAACTAGGGTGTTCTAGGATAAGATGGTTTGGTGAACCTGGACGCAGTATCTGGAGTGTGTTTATGCGTTTCAACAGACTAATAGAACAGGACAGCGTCCCAGATGTTTCGATATTCTGTTGGACTGAGCCATACAGGCTTTACCACCCAAGATACACCTTAAGTGCGAACACACAACCGTTGGATGGTGTTGATCCAAACCTTTACAAGGCATTGGAACAGTACTGGATACATCTACACGATTATGACAAAGACGAGTTGGCCTACGAATACGCATTGAAGTATTATGATCAGAACGTGTTATCAACGCTCGAAGATAAAACCATCGTGCAGATGTGGAGTTTCCGACCTTTTGAAACGGCGGGCAAGGATGCCGGTATCAAATTAGAGACGGGCACGGTCATAGACGAAAGTATATTTGCATTCAGCAAGGGGGCAATCGTCAAGGACGGTTGGGGTATTGGCACAATCAATCACATGACCGTAGAACAAAATCAACAATGGGCAGAAAAGGTATACCAAAGGATGAATTCATGAGCAAGAAGACGATAGCACATTATCACTGGGTCAAGGACGTGATGTTCGAGAGTGACACGCTCTGTCCGGAACACGAATACAATAAACTGAAAGATTATTTCAAGGGGAAAGATGGACGATCTCGAATATAAGAAAAAGATATTAGATACAAAGTCAGCAAGTTTCTGTGGGGCCAAGTGGTACAACGCCACAATATGGTTGGGCTCGGGGATGACCACGAGCTGTCACCATCCGTTGCCACACAAGGTTGATCCTATTGCCGTTCAGTCCAATCCAAAACTTCTGCACAACACACCACAGAAGAAAGAACAACGTAGGCAAATGCAGAATGGTGAAAGACCGGCAGGCTGTGAATATTGTTGGAAGATTGAGGACATACACAGGGATAATATCAGTGACAGGGTGTACAAATCAAAGATATTCACTAACAACGAGCTAGACACGGCTTACAAATTAGATCACAACGAAGATGTGAATTTAAAAACACTGGAGATAGCATTTGATAGAACGTGTAATTTTGCTTGTACATATTGTAATCCTGCGTTTAGTTCAACCTGGGCAAATAACATCAAGCAAAAAGGGCCATACACTGGATTGAAATCCGATGGCCGAAATCATTTTACTCATCCACACAACAGTGCAGAGCCCTACAAGAAAGATGAAACCAATCCCTACGTGGAAGCATTTTACAGATGGTGGGAATCTGATTTGCATAAGACACTAAATGAATTGAGAATCACGGGAGGAGAACCAATGATGTCTCCAAACCTATGGAGGTTATTGGACTGGATAGAAACACAAGGTGATAAAATGAATCCGAATATGAATATAGCAATTAATTCAAACCTCGGAGCCAAGGATAGTATAATTGATAGGTTCAAACGTAAATTAAAAGGATTCAAAAACTTTCATCTGTACACAAGTTGTGAAGCAACATTCTCTCAAGCGGAATACATAAGGGACGGTCTCGACTACGGTGACTGGTTCAGTCGTGTTTTACACATGATGGTGGATAAGATACCGTCAGAGATACACAATATGTCGACCATCAATGCGTTGTGTTTAGAATCACTGCCAGAATTTCTCGAAAAGATAGTCTGGTTGAAAAATGCAGGCAAGGTGTATGGACCGTCGATCAACTTCACTTTGAACATATTGAGATTTCCAAGTTTCCAATCACCACTAGTGCTACCAGATGAACTAAGGAACAAATTTAAAGGAGGATTAGAAAAGTTCTTAACTAGTAATGAGAAATGGTTACACCCCATGGAAATAGATCATACACAGAGATTAATCGATTACTTGGACGTGGTGAAAACACCACATGTGGGTGCGGCCACACAGGACAAACTACAACAAGATTTCAAAGCATTCTACAGTCAGTATGACAAACGCAGTGGAAAGGATTTTGAGAAGACCTTTCCGATTATAGGAGAATGGTATCGTGACATATGATTACGGAGCTAAAGAACCCGAGAAACTAAAGATCAAGGACATGACAGATAGGCAAAAAGAATTGCTTATAGACAGTGATACCTTCTGTATGATGCCATGGTTGCATATACATGCTTTCCCCGATGGTAGGGCCTATCCTTGTTGCTTTGCTTTAGACAAGTATCCAGTCGGCGATCTGAACAAGAATTCCATGGTGGAAGTGTTCAATAACGATACAATGAAAGGTATCAGAAACAATATGTTGGCAAACAAAACCAGCAAACAATGTACCAAATGCTATGATCAGGAACAATCAGGATTCTTCAGTTTGAGATTGAGTTCAAACAAACATTTTGGACACAACATAGGAATGGTAGATAATACTCAGCCAGATGGCACGGCTGACTTTGTGATCAAGTATTGGGACATAAGGTTCAGCAACCTGTGTAATCTGGCCTGCCGGAGTTGTGGCACTTGGTTCAGTTCCAATTGGTATGAGGATCACAAGAAACTTACAGGATTACCACCTAATCACGCAAAGGTCATGCGTGTAGGTAGAAGCAGTGATGACATATGGACACAGATGTTGGATCAGTTCGATCATGTGGAACAGTTCTATTTCGCAGGTGGGGAGCCCATTATAATGGAAGAGCACTACAGGATATTGAAGGAATTAGACAGGCGAAAGATGTATCATGTCAGATTGATATATAATACCAATTTCACCAAGACGAGATTTAAAGACATAGACATACTCGAACTTTGGAACAAATTTGATTCGGTTTCAATAGGCGCCAGTCTCGATGCGGAAGGTAAGCGAGGTGAACTTATGCGTAAAGGTACCGTATGGGAAGAAGTTGTGGCTAATAGGCGACGCATGTTACAGGTTTGTCCGCAAGTGGATTTCTATATCAGTTCAACGGTGGGTTTGATTAATGCGCTACACATACCAGACTTCCACAGGAACTGGGTAGATCAAGGATTACTGAAACCACAGGACTTCAATTTCAATCTGTTACAGTTTCCATACCCGCAGAGGATCGATCTATTGCCGGAATCATACAAACAGAAAGTAAAAGAAAAATATGAGAAACATCTTGAATGGTTAAAACCGTTAGATCATCTGACCAGGGCCACAAAAGGTTATGAATCAGGTCTGGATTACATGATGAGGAGGAACAACAGCAAGGATTTAGGACAGTTCAAAGACATAATGAAAAAATTAGACTTGATTAGAGACGAAGACATGCTCACGGTGTTTCCTGAATTACAGGAGTTGTATGAAAAGAATTAAACCTAACGAGGGCAACAAGACATTCTGCATGGCACCATGGACGCACACTTACCTGTCGCCACAGATGGAACGAAGGTTGTGTTGTAGTTCTAGAGAATCAAGCGAAAACTTCAAACAGTACATAGACACTATAGACCCAAAAGGTAATAATGACAAATTGAATCTAACCACATTAGAACAGCACTGGAATTCTGACTATATGAAGTCTGTGCGGTTAAAGTTATTAGCAGGTGAGGAAATCCCTCAGTGTACTGTGTGCAATCACAAATTGTTAAATGAACAGGTGTACAGACAACACTTTAATTGGTTGTATAGGAACAACATAGAACAAGCGTACAACAGCACAGATGAAACAGGTGCCACCACAATGAAGACACAAAGTTTTGATTATAGGTTTTCTAATCTGTGCAATTTTAGTTGTAGGATGTGTGGAGATATGCTGAGTAGTACATGGGAAACTGAGAATAAGAAACACGGTAAGGGCGATTACGAACGATATAGGATATGGGGCAGGAAAGACATCAAAGCACAGTTAGAACTATTCCATGATCAGCAAGTAGTGAAGGAATTCACAGAAGCGGTTGAACAAAAACGTATAACCGAACTATACTGGTGTGGGGGAGAACCTCTGATGTGGAAGATACACTGGGAAGCGATGAAAAGGATTGTAGAACTTGGCTACCAAGATAAAGTATTAGCAAGGTACAATTCTAATATGAGTAGGATAAATTTCTACAAATACAACTTGTTTGACGACATATTAAGGTACTTTCCTAATTGGCAAATTTGTGCTTCAATAGATGGTACCGGGGAAATTGGGGAGTACATAAGAACTGGTCTAAAGTATGATGAATGGTTAACAAATATAAAGTATGGACTAAAATTCGTAAAAGAGCAAAATCAAAGACTGCAGTTGGACCTAACTATTACATTACCGGGATTGTTTGATTTGGAAAATATGGTGCTGTTAAGTAATGAGCTGAACATCGAGTTGTTGACTAAACAAGTTTTTAACTTCTCCCATAACAATGCTATGGCACCTTTGTTCATGCCTTATGACATTATGACTGAGATAATAGATGATGTTAGAGAAAAGACAATCAAATACAAAAACAAAAAATTAAACAATTTCTTTTCGCAGTTAGACGAAATGCAGAAACAAAAAAGGAACAACGAGTTAGTTTACGATGAAGAGTTGTACAGAAAAGGTCAGAAGGATGGCAAAGCGGAAATAGAGAGACTAGATAGTATCCGTGGCACAGATATCAAAAAAATCTTAGCAAAAAACAAGAAAGCATTAGAGTGGTGGACAAGTATATAAAATCAAACATGTGTCCTTTGCCATGGACACATCTAGAAGTTGATGTGAACGGTGGTGCATCACCCTGCTGTCTATATAAAGGAAGTGTGCCCGAGGTGAAAGTATACAACCAGAGTCTTAAATCCATACAGCACACAGAATACATGGAGAAACTGAGAGAACAGTTCCGTAATGGTGAAAGACCAAAAGGTTGCCAGAGCTGTTGGCAGGAAGAAGATGCGGGCAAGACTTCCAAGCGACAGAACTCGATTTACAAAATGAAGAAAAGTCTTACGGATTGGACACCTGATAGCGAGCCAACGCTGAAGTTCATAGACTTTAAGTTGGGCAACGTGTGTAATCTCAAGTGTAGGATATGCGGTTCCTGGAGTTCCAGCAAGTGGGCACAGGAAGAACTGGACTACGGAGAGAATCCAGTCGCACTTAAAAATTTACGTGAGGGTGGCTGGCCGAAACGCAATCCCAAGTTCTTCGAGGACCTCAAGGAAGACCTAAAACACGTGCAATACTTCGAGTTCACAGGCGGCGAACCGTTCATGATAAAAGACCATTTCAAGATATTAATGCACTGTGTGGAGAAGGGCTATGCAAAGAACATAGACATACACTACAACACCAACGGCACGCAACTGCCTCCCATAGAGATATTTGACCTATGGAGTTACTTCAAGCACGTGGAGATAGCGTTCAGCATCGATGACGTGGGCGAGCCATTCGAGTATCAGAGGCACCCGGCCAACTGGCGCCAAGTCAATGCCAATCTGATCAAATTCAAGGAGAGACGGACCCCCAACATGGACTTCCAGATCTGCACAACAGTTTCCATATTCAATGTCTTCAACTGGGCCAAGATAGCCCTGTGGGTGGCACAGTTCCAGCCCAAGTTCTTCTATGTGAACACCTGCTTCGACCCCGACTACTTCAACGTACAGACACTGCCCCGGCAGGCCAAGAACATCATCAACTCCAGGTACAGTATGCTGACCGACTTCCAGCCCACGCTGAGGTTCATGAACGCCGCGGACAGGGACACCGCCGAGATGCGAGAACGACGCAAGGCCAGGATCCTGCAGACCGATCAGTACCGCAAGGAAAATTTTGGTGAGGTGTTCCCTCTTTTAAATAAAGTATTGAGGATATATGACTAAGAAATTGATAGCGGGCGGATGCAGTTTCACACTTGGCAACGAGCTGAGCGACGATGTGGATGGAAAGACACCATCCAAGAAGACCTGGGCGCACGGACTTTCCAGTGAATCAGGACACGAATACCTGTGCACGGCGTTTGGAGGTCTGGGCAATCAAGCCATAGCGAGGCGTGTGTTCAACGCGGTGGCCAACAACACCGATGTGGAATGCGTGGTGGTTATGTGGAGTCTCCTCTCCAGGTATGACTGGGCCATGCCCAGACACAAGGTGCTGGAAGATACCCGATGGGCATCCATCTCCCCATGGGACACCAATGCCGGCAACGAGGAGGCATTGAGGACCATGCAGGGATCGGAGACACAGCAAGAGCAATGGCGTGTGAGGAAAGAACTCTTTAAAGAAACCGGTGTACGAGACTTTGCGGAGGCCATATACAAATACGCGGCCAGCCAATACCACGAGATATACCTCAGTTGGAAGAGCATCACGTGGTTGCAGAACATCTTGGAGAAGAAGAATATTCCATACATGTTCACCTTAGCGGACAACAGTCTTTTTTACCAAGAATTCACCCACCACAAAAATAAGGATCCTTTCATGAATGCCCTGCACTCGGAGATGGATCTCTCCAAGTGGTTCTTCTTCGGCGAACGTTGTATGGGTTTTAACCAATGGGCACTGCTCAATGATTACCCGCGTGGCACCACACATCCACTTGACCAAGCGCATGCGGATGCTGTACAATTGATGTTACCAACCTTTAATAAACTGATATAGGAGAGAAAAAATGATAAGATGGATAAAACGTCTCTGGTACAAGATCAGAGAAGAGATACAGTACAGGAAGAGACTGAAGGAACTCAAGAAGAAGGACCCGTTCATATACAAGTAATAGATGGAAAAGATAAAACAGAAAATCAAAGATCTGTTCAAGCGAGATCCACGATTTGATCTCGTTGAGTTGAATGATATAGACGTTTCAGAAGATCCGGTTAGACCCGAACTCACCGTGGAGTTCCGTAGGTCGCATGGCAGGAAGATGCTGGGACTCAAGGATGAGGAGGGCGACACGGCCGCGATCATATGTTTGGCCTTCACCAACGAGGTGCCACGCTCCGTGGAGGAGATGGATCTCATGAGCCAGGACGCCACAAACCAAGCGATCCACAGGGCAAGTATAGTGGGCAGGATAGCGGTGGCCTACACGGTGTGGGCACGTAAGCGGGGCGGTGGCAAGCACATACTGAACGAGGTGTACAAGAAATACAGGGGTGAACACCACATAGACAGGTTGGTGACACTATCTCCACTCACGGAGATGGCGGAACGGTTCCACGTCAAGAACGGTGCCAAACTGCTGAGACGGAATGAGACCACACAGAACTTCGAATACGACATCACGCTGGAACAGTGGCGGGAGTACCTGAACAGGACCAAGAAATTTTTGAGGATGGCATGAAGATACTGATAATGGGACTACCGGGTTCTGGAAAGACCACGCTGGCGAGGATAATCTCACAGAGGATGAATGCGGTCTGGTTGAACGCTGACGAGGTGAGGAAGCAGTGTGATGACTGGGACTTCTCAGATAAAGGCAGGCGTAGACAATCACTGCGTATGTGGACCATGGCAGAAGAAGCGGTAGACAGGGGAAGGAACGTGGTGGCGGATTTCGTGTGCCCAACGGAAGAGACCAGATCACAGTTCAAGGCAGACTACACTGTATGGATGGACACGATCAAAGAAGGAAGGTTCGATGATACAAACAAGATGTTCGAGGAACCTAAAAAATACGATTTTAGAGTCACACACAAAGAAGCAGACATGTGGGCCTTTCTAATAATGCAAGATATAAGAGATAGGAAATGAGGATACTAGGGATCAACTGCATGAATCACGATGCCGCCATGGCGGTGGTGGACTACGGCTCGGGCATAGGTGAGATCCTGTGGGCCGCACACGCGGAGCGTTACAGCAAGGTCAAGAACGATCACTACCTCAACCAGCGGATAGTGGACGAGGCCTACACCTTTGGTCCCTTCGACAAGGTGGTGTACTACGAGAAGCCACTGCTCAAGAAGACCCGACAGTTCTACGCTGGACAGTACGGGCTGGCGCTGAGCTACACCGAGATGCCACAGTGGCACTTGGACCACTTCGGTATAAAGATAGACGAGTACGTAAAGCACCACGACTCACACGCGGCGGCGGGCTACTTCACGTCTCCGTTCGTGGACGAGGGTGCCACCATACTGACGGTGGACGCCATAGGTGAGTGGGACACGGTTTCGATATCAGTGGGCGACAAATGTTGGATACACAGGAAAGAGACCATAAGGTATCCACACAGCATAGGCATACTGTATTCCGCGTTCACACATCGTTGTGGGTTAAAGCCAGCGGAGGAAGAATACATTCTGATGGGCATGGCCGCGTATGGAACGCCCAAGTACAAGCAACAGATCTACGACGACTTCGTGCATCAATCCCCCTTCAAACTCAAACAGAACCTACACCGTGGATTGAGCGATTGGGAACCAAACGCAGATGTCATGGACATCGCGGCCTCGATACAGGCAGTCACGGAGGAGTGCCTCGCGGACCTGTGGTCTAGGGCATCCAAGTACGGTAGTAGGAACCTGGTGTACGCTGGCGGGGTCGCGCTCAACTGCGCCGCCAATCGTGTGCTGGCCGACATGGGACTGTTCGACAGCATCTGGATCATACCCAACCCTGGAGACGCGGGATCGAGCCTGGGCTGTATAGCCGCGCATGAGCAGAAGAGACTGAACTGGCAACACCCATTCCTGGGACACAACATAGATGGAGAGTATCCTGTGGACGCACTGATCAAGGAACTAAAGGAAAACCGGATGGTGGGAGTGGCCAGTGGTAGGGCGGAGTTCGGACCAAGGGCGCTTGGTAATAGATCATTACTAGCAGATCCAAGGGGTGATGACATCAAGGATTTGGTAAACAGCATCAAGAAGAGACAGCAGTTCAGACCGTTTGCACCAGCCATACTAGAGGAGGATGTAGACCAGTATTTCACCCTGCCTAAAGCAGTCAAAAACACCCCTTATATGCAATTTACAGCGGCGTGTACGCATGGTAAAGAGTTTCCTGCTATCATACACCATGATTCTACAAGTAGGGTTCAAACGGTGCGTAAGACGGACAATCCAGGGTTCCACGCACTGCTCACAGAATGGAAAAAACAGACGGGTTGCCCCATACTCCTAAACACCAGTCTAAACATTAAAGGTCAACCTATAGTCAATGACAGGGAGGATGGTCGAGCATTTACCAACCGTTATGGAGTCAAAGTACTAGGATGAGATACCTAATTGTGTTATTATTGATGGTAGGTTGCGGGATCAAACCCAATGCGAGCTGTAATGTGGATCTCAACAAGGAGACTATGAAAGAGATCAAAGACAGTTGTATTGAAAATCCAACAGTGGGAATAAAGAAGGAATTTTGATGAAATATTTAATAACAGGTGGGTTAGGATTCATAGGAAGTAAAATAATTGAAAAATTAACTAATGACGGACACAATGTCATATGTGTTGACAACATAGACACGTATGATATCATTTCGACGATAGACCTGAATAAATTGATAGCCTGGAGGACCAGGAATTGGGACAATGGAAAGGTAAGCATAATAAAAGGAGACATACTAGAAAAAGACATCTGTCTGAGAGCATTCAGATCAAAACCCGACATAGTGATACACCTTGCTACTTACCCGAGGGCAAAAATAGTCGACGAGAATCCGATGCTGGGTATCCCAAAGGTGATAGACACAACGACCAATCTACTCTGGCACGCATCTAAATTTGGAACAAAAAAATTTGTTTACATCAGCAGTAGCATGGTGTATGGAGATTTTAAGGATGGTACACGGGAGGATTCCACAACCAAGCCCACGAACATCTATGGTGAGGCCAAACTGACGGGAGAGAGGATGACCAAGTTGTTCGCACAGAGGGATGGGTTGAATTACGTGATAGTGAGGCCCAGTGGAGTGTATGGTCCGGGAGATCTACCAGACAGGGTTGTTTCCAAGTTTTTCGCGAAGGCGATGAAGGGCGAACAGATAACCTTACACAACGGTGAAAACAAGGTTGATTTCACTTACAGGCAGGATGCCGCCTACGGCATAATCAAAGCGGCCAATTCTGAGGTGGCAAACACCAGTTTCAACATAACGGCGGGCAACGCGACCAGTTTGAGGACACTCGCCGAGACGATAATCGACATCACGGGCAGTAACTCTGAGATCAAGGACATCGGAATGCAGAAACTTTATCCAATGAGGGGCACACTAGACATAACTAGGGCCAAGGATCTCCTAGATTATCAACCACAGTTTTCATTGAGACAGGGACTTGAAAGTTACTATGACTGGATTCGACAGTATACAGGTAAGATTTAAAAACACCGTTCACATACAGTCACCCCTAGCAAACACCAGGGTAGTCCCTTTCATCGGAAGTTATTTTGAAGTTTTAAAAGCGGTGGTCGACGATGTGAAAACGGAGTATTTCTGGTTTTTCTCCAATTTCGTCAAACTGGACGACATAGATCTGGATTTCATACCAGAACAGCATGAACGTGAGCAGATACACGTTTGGTACACGACCCATCCCATGGGAGGTCTCAACAAGGAAGGCAACGTGCTGTTGATACCCACACGGAAGTTCAAAGAGCAGATGAACGACATAAATTTCTTGAGAGATTATCGAGACATAAATTATCACGCAAATCCTACCCTGTACCAAAGACCCTTGCCAAGGACCTATTTCAAACTCAAGGATCCTTACGAATCTTATGTGAGTTCCACCAACTTCTACACATGGATGATCAACAAGGATCTTACAAATCTCGATGTCCCAAACTTCTATCCCAGTTTCTGGGAGGATGAAAAAATTTATTCTTGGGGTGAAACAAAAGACATAATGTTGGTCCCCCACAGAGACGATCTAAAACAATTTTATGACATCGATCGCAGTGTGCATTTTGATCTTGATTATGATGTGAAACCCATGGACATCATATTCATATCTTATGACGAACCCAGTGCAGAGAAAAGATTCAATGAACTCAAATTAAAATATCCAAGAGCCAAGTGGAGCAAAGGCATCCAAGGACAAACACTGGCTTACATGACTGCGGCCGCCATGAGTGATACTGATTACTTCTTTGCTGTGTTTCCAAAACTGGAGATAGTGGATACCTTCAACTTTGACTTCCAGCCCGACAGGATGAAGAATCCCTGTCATTATATTTTTAATTGTAAAAATCCCGTCAACGGCTTGGAATATGGCCATGGAGCGGTGCTATTATACAATAAAAAGTTAGTGATGGAAACCACTAGACCGGGATTGGACTTTACTCTATCAGCACCACATGATTGGATACCCATACTGTCCGCTATTAATCATTTCAATGAGACGCCATGGTTGGCTTGGAGGACCGCTTTCAGGGAAGTTATCAAACTTCTGCAGGGCAAACCAACAGTGGAGAACAACCACAGACTGAAAAAATGGCTCACAGTGGGAGAAGGCGAGAATGCTGAGTGGTGTCTCAAAGGATCAAAGGATGCCCAGGAATATTACCAAACACACGGTAGTGATAATAAACAACTTATGTTATCATACGACTTTGAATGGTTAAAGAAATATTATGAATCAAAATATAAAGATACCGTTCGTTGATCTATATCCTCAATATGAGGAATTGAAGACAGAGATAGATTCTGCGATAGCGGACATAATAACCAGATCCGATTTCATTACAGGAAGCACTGTGGACAACTTTGAAAAGTCTATATGTGATTACACAGGCGCGGAGGACTGTGCCAGCATAGGTTCAGGCACGAACGCATTGGTCTGTGCCCTAAAGGCATTAGGCATTGGACCGGGAAACGAAGTGCTGACAGTGGGACACACATTCGTGTCAACAACGGAGGCCATAGTGAACGTGGGTGCCATACCGCGTTTCATAGACATAGATGAGTTCTATCACTTGAACACAGAACAGTTAATCTACACCGGCAGGATGAAAGCGGTATTATTCGTAGACCTGTATGGACAGACACCCGACATAGATAAGATCAAGGAGTTCGCCGCGGAATGGAACCTGTTCGTGATAGAGGATGCCGCACAGAGTTTCGGCTCGGAGTACAAAGGGAAGAAAGTTGGCGGTCTGGTGGACCTGACCTGTTTCAGTTTCAACCCGGTCAAGAACCTAGGCGCTATGGGAGACGCTGGTGCTGTCACAGGTAACAAGGCACTAATAGACAAGGTCAGGATGTACAGGGATCATGGTAGGAAAACCAAATTCGAGTACGATACCGTAGGATACAATGCCAGGATAGACAATCTCCAGGCGGTTATAGTACAAACAAAATTAAAAAAAATTGATGAATGGTTAGACAAGAAAAGAGAAATATGTAGGCGATACACAGAGCAACTTGAAGACATAGTAGGGTGTCCGAAAGAGGCCCCATGGGGTAAACACACCTATTACGTTTACGTGATCGAGACCCCAGAGGGCACAAGGGACCGATTACAGTCCTTCCTGAAAGGGAAAGGTATAGCCACCAACATACACTACAAGTTCCCCACACACAGGACCAGGGCGTTCGAGGACGGGACGGATCTGCCCAGGACGGAATATGTCTGTGAAAACATATTGAGTCTTCCTTGTTATCACACACTGCCCGAGCACCATCAACAATATGTGATAAACTGCATAAAGGAGTTCTATGCAGGTTAGTCTGGTGGGTGCAGGATATTGGGGTTCCAAACTCAAGACAGAACTGGAAACAATACCTAGCGTGTCAGAGATTGAAATCATAGACATCAAGGAAGGCAAGGATCTGAAAGACATAAAGTACGACAACGTGATACTGGCCACGCCGGCGTGGGATCATTATGTCCAGACAATGGAGTTGTTGGATAGAGGCAAGAACCTGTATGTCGAGAAACCACTGGCATTGACCACTCGAGAGTGCTTAGACATAAAAAATAAAATCAAAGATTATCAAACTGTGATGGTGGGACACATATTTTTGTATAACGATAGGGTAAAAAAATTAAAGGAATTACTACCACATATTGGAAAAATACAGCACATAGAATCAAATAGATTGAACTGGGGGAGATATCAGAAAAAGATCGGTACACTGCATAGTTTAGCACCACACGATGTAAGCATTATTCACTACCTGTTAGGATATCACGAATTTGAAAATATTATTTGTATAGGAGATAACTTTTCTGACAACAGTCAAAATGATAGAGAAGAATACAGTTTTTTATGCGACGATGTTTCTGTGAAATTGAATCTCAGTTGGTACTATCCTGAGAAGGTCAGAACCATGTCCATTACAGGAGAGAACGGTTTGTTGTTCTGGGATGAAGAAGCAAAGACAATAAAACTGACCACAGATATATGGCAAGACGGTAGAATGAACTATGAACCAACGATAAAAACATTCAACATAGAATCGAATCCCCTACGTAATGAGTTGAAGGAATTTGTGGAATGTATCACTTCTAAAAGAACACCCCTGACAGGTGTTGATAATGCGGTAGAAGTCGCAAAAAATCTAGATTTACTTTTTGAAAGTTTTAGCCATCAGTAACGAAGTACGTGACTCCATGTCGCGTTTCAGTGCGGGTATGTCAAACTTAAGATCCACTGTCTTGATTTTCATGTAATGCGTCTCTATGGTCTCCTTGAGGAATCGGGCTATAGTGGCCTGTTTCTTTGATTTCAGCTCGTTGGCTATGTCGTAGTGTATGGTGATGTTGTTCTTGAGTATGATGTTCACGTACATCAGGTACTTGACCGGCATGTTCTGGAAGTGTAAGCCCTCCAGTACCTCCGGCCATTCCTTGACGAATTCCTTCGTCAACTGTACCCAAGTGCTATTCTTTGGCGGCTGTCGCTTTGGCATCCGCTTTCTTGGTAGTCTTCTTAGCCGGTGCTTTGACTTCCGCTTCAGGATCCGCGGCCATCTCCTTTACGGTGGTGCCCTTCTCCTTGGCTATCATTTCGTTCAACTTGTTCAAAAGGATCCTGCCCTCCGCGGCATTGCCGTAGGTGACCATGATCTCCTTGGTCTTGAACTTCTTGATGTAGTTGTCATTGTGTAGCATAGCCAACATATTTGTCCCGTCTGGGAAAGTCTGCCTGCTGGCGAAGTCCGCGAACTCGTCCGCATCCTGTCCACCCGCTGACTCCACGGCCTTCATCAGGGCGTTGTGGTACATGTCTGGCAGGAACTTGGTTCCCACCACCAGGCAATTGTCAGGTTCCCCTGGCACAGTCCTGTACATTATCACGACCTTGGCCTTTGATTGGTCCGCCAACTCTCCGATGTGTTTGAAGTGTCTCTTTGGACCAGTCTGTCCATCGCCCGCCTGTCCGGTGTTGTCACCCATTGGCATGGCCTGTTCGTTCACATTAACTAGTGTTGACATATTATTTTCCTTCCGCAGTCGCTGGTGCTTCCGCTTTTGTTCCTTCAGGTTTCTGCTCCGGTGCCACCTTGGCCAGGAACGCCTGTAGTTTGTTGTATAGGAAACCCACGCCCGCCATCTCGTTGGCCTTGAACGCACCCCTTGTGGATGCCACGTCAAGTATGGTTGATAGGTTCCTCAAGTCGCCGATCGACAGTGCAGTGGGATCCGGTTGTGGAGCCTGTGTGCCTGCTGGTGCCTGTTGCGGTTGCGCGGCCGCTTTGGGTTCAACAGTTGCCTTGGCTGGCTTCTTCAAGTTCTTAGTCTTTGTTGCCATTTGTTATTTCTCCTAATTGCAATTGGTATTAATATACGTATATTATACTATAAATTAATTATGGAGTGCAACGGTTATTTCTGATGTTCTTGGGCGATGCCGCTGAGTGCGAACAGTGTGAGATCACCGGGCTCCTCAAAACCCAACACGGTGACCGATCTGGAATTCTCCCCATCATACACCACGTCCTTGGTAATTGAGTAACGGCCCGAGCAGTGCTCGTAGATCCATCTACGCATCTTCTCCACGTCGCCCTCGTGTGCCTTGACCACGGTGTTCACGAAGTGTGGTGGTAATATGTCTAGTTCTCTCTTGAAGAAGTTATTGGGATTTATCTTCATCTATGTGCTTGCCTCGGTACCTGATGGCCACGATGGCCAAAGTCAGTATCAATATCGCTCCCGCCTCGTACAATAGACTGCTGGCGTCCATGCTCTTGCCCTGTAGTATGATCAATCTCGCGATCGCGGTGATGGCTATGAACAGTGGCAAAGTGATCGGTATCCTGTTGCTGACGAAGAACACCCCTATCATGCCCAACACCTCTGTGTAGATGAAAAGCAACAGAAGGTCAGCGAGCCCTATCGCTCTATTGTCGAATATCGTCTTGATCTCCTGTGCCGTGGCCAGGATGGTCAGCAGGGCTATGATGCCCAACATTGACTTCTCTATCAATTTGAATGCTTTCAGTCTCTCGGTCATCAGGCTCCCCAGACGTCGTCATACATTGGCGGCTCGTTCTTATCCGCCCGCATGGTGTATGGCTTCTTGTGGAACTGTTTGAATGTGTAGTAGGCCACGAATATCACCGCGAGGTGTCCCAGGAACCAACTCAACCATAGGTCCGTTCTGATGCCCCAGAAATAGATCGTGAATGCGGTGCTCCAAAGGAAGCTCAGGGTCAGTAGTATCTGTAGTCTCACGGTCTTTGGCAGTGCCCGTAGGTCATTCTTGCTGTCGTCGAACAGTATAGTGGCCGCATCTATCATCCAGTTCCTCAGGTTCTTGACTTTCTCGAGTTTGCCCGAGTACGGATTCGTGTTTGGGAACAACATCATGATCCCACTCCTATCTGGAATATTACCAGTGTTGCCAACATGATCAGGATCGCTATCACGAATGGATTGTCTACCCAGTCCTTGATGGTCTCCCATATTATGTGGAAAAGGTTCTTGTCAATCATTGTACTGTACCGTCATACCAAACGGGGCCTCTATGTCCCTCTCGTATGGATTGTTGATTAAGAATATGGTGTCGCAGTAGTCCTCGTCGCCCCATGAATCGAAAGGCCAACCGTCCGTGAACATCACGAACTTCTTGGGCTCTATGCCCTGGTCCTTCATGTATCTCCAGTTGCACTCGAATTCCGTGCCACCACCTGAACCCAGTTTGTAGTCCAACAACTCGTCCGCGTTGTCCGGTGTGAACACCACGGGGTTGAAAACCTCCGTGTCAAAACTCCAAAGATGTATCCTGAAGTCCTTGTATTGGTCCATTATGTTTTTCACCTCTGTCAGGAACTCCCTACACTGTTCGTTGCTGATCGAACCGCTGGCATCAAGCGCCAAGCATATGTCGATCATCTCGTCGTTGTTCTGTCCCGGTAGTATTGCGGATGTGTGCCATGATTTCCTGCTTGGTCTCATCCAAGTATAGTCGCTCTTGATAGTGCTCATTATCTGTTGTTGTAGTATCTCTCTCCAGTCCATCTTGGGCTCTGTGAGATCTCTGACCAATCTCTGTAGTGCGCCTGGTAGGTTGCTGGCACCCGTGCTCTGTGCGGCACTCACCATCGCTTCTTTTATCTCGTCTCTGATCTTCTTTAGTTCTTCCTTGGTGTACACCGGTTTGCCCTTGCCACCTTGTTTGTCACCCTTCTCGCCCTTGTCCTTTGAGTCACCATCACCTTTGCCCCATTCCTGGTGATCGTCCATCAGTTCTCCCAACTTCTCCAGGAACTTCTTGCCGTTCTTCTTGGCGGTCTTGTAGAGGTCGTCGTATATCCTTTCGCTCGCCCAGTCCTTGTACTTGTCGTCCTGGAATCCTTTGTTCTCACCTTTCTTGCCCTTTGGCATCTCACCTATGTTGCTGTCCTTCAAGATCTGGTTAACCGCGTAGTCCGCCGCTATGTTCCAGAGTGTTGGATCTCTGTCACCTATCCTCACCAGCATGTGTTCGAATACGTTGTGTAGCACCTCGTGTCCAAACAGGAACTCTGCCTCCTTGGGTGTCAGTGAATCTATGAACTTGGTGTTGTAGAAGAAGTGTCTGCCATCCGTTCCCGCAGTTGGACACCAGTCATCGGCATTCACAAGTTTAAGTCTTGTTGCCAGGTTGCCAAAGAAAGGATGTTTCAGTAGTAAGGCGATCCTTGCAGTGACCAGTTTGTCAATTATCTTCTGTTCTCTGTAGTCCATTATTTAGACTCCATAGCAGTTATGACGTACTTGCCAAACTTCTTATGGAACCTATCAAATGATTTCAACTTGCTAGGATCGAACGGAAGTTTGTAATTCGTTAAGGCGATCTTCGCACCCATCACGACCAACTCCGTCTCGAAGTTGTCCATCATGTAGTTGAAGAACCTGTCCGCTTGTTCATTCCAAGTCTTGTCTTTCTTCTCGTGTGCCTGTTGTAGTTCATAGCACAACGAAACCGTCAGCGAGTACATCGCTGATATTTCCTTCGTCTTAAGGTCTCTGACCTTACCGCTCAATATATCAGATGGGTTAGGTAACTGACCGCTAATTTTACGATGATTCATAAACTTAACGGCCAGTCCTTCTCCTACGCAACCTGCTACGAGGTCAGTGAGCGTACTTTCTGGCAGGCTGTCTGATAGAAGTTGGCTTACGAAACTCCATGATCTTGGAGTTGCGAATGATCTGCTCGATCCTCTTGGATCGAAATCATATAAATCTTGTTTGGCGAATGTGCAGTATCCTACCACATCTGCGTGTATGTGTTGTCCTGTGGCCCATTCCATCCAGTCTTCGAAATCCACCCTAAGTTCGATGTGTACGAATCTGTTGGCCAATGGGGCCGGCATCCTGTAAGTGACACCCTTGTCTGAGTCTCTGTTACCCGCCGCCACGATCGAAACGCCTTCTGGTAGGTGATACTGTCCGACCCTTCTGTTTAGGATCAATTGATATGCCGCCGCCTGTACAGCCGGCGCCGCCGAGTTCAACTCGTCCAAGAACACTATGGCGTTTGACTTGGGATCAGTTGGCAGTTCCGCCGGACTTGCCCACACCATGTTGTTTTCTTTTGAATTGTAATAAGGGATACCCTTGATGTCTGTGGGCTCCCATAAAGGAAGTCTGATGTCGATCACTTCTCTGCCTTCCGCGTCCGCGATCTGCTTCACGATATCGGATTTACCGATGCCCGGTGCTCCCCACATCATTATGGGTCTCTGTAGTTTGATACAATGTGTTAATGCTGATTTTGCCTCGTTTGGTGATACTGTTCTGTTCTGAGAACCTACCGCCGCCTCTTTGTTTTTGTTTGCTCTTACCATTTAGTACACTCCTGTTTAAATGTTTATAATATCATTATAGCAGGAATATGCGATAGGTCAACCGCACAGAAGTCGCAGTTTTACTGGTTTTTTTAGATGTATTTGTAGAAATCTGGGATATAGTTAGTAATTTTTGTATTTCTTTTAGTATCTAATGCTTTCACACTTGATTTCATGAGATCGATGGCCTGCTGATTTGTCTCAGTTTTTTGTATCCTATTCATAAGCATCATTATCTCGGTTTTAAAGTTGAAGTTATGTGTAAGACTATCCTTCTGTATGAACTTTTTAACGTCGTTAGTGAACCTATCTTTAAGACTTCTAGGTGCTATGAACGGACTCCACTGCACAGGAAATACCACTTTCATGGGCACAACACTGAAAGGCCTATTTTTTTCACTGTATAATGATTCCATTTTCTTACACCAAGATAGGAAATCGTGATAATTGAACATAGATAACACATTAAGCGAGTTTAATATCTCAACTTTTACATTGTTCCGCAGTTCTCTCATTTTGACGAGATTCTTTTCAATCTGTTCAAAATTACTTGGCCATCTTATGTAGTTATTTGCCTTACCAAAAGCATCAACACTCACACTCAATCTAACTGATTTGAATCCTTCTAGCAGTTTGTAGAACTTTGTGTTCACATTAGTAGCGTTGGTAATAACTTGTAGATTGATATTGCCCAGTATATTTTTTCTATCTAGGTGTTCAAAATAGTATTCATATTCCTTCATGATAGAAGGTTCTCCCCCCTGTATGGTCATTTGTTCAATGTTGTCTGAGATCGATACTAGGTCATCGATGAGGTCCATTGATATACTTTTGATACCATTATTAGGGTATCCTCGATCCTTGCCCCATTCTGAGCTTCTCACAGGGCTACACATAAGACATTTTAGATTGCAGAAGTTTGAAAAATCTAGATCGACTATGGTTGGTAACTCTTTGCTGGGAATGTTGGTATAGATGTTGTTGTTGTAGAACGATCGTGAACTTGGAATATTGTGCTTTTCGTTCGTGTAGCAAATGTCACAGCCTTTCACAGATTTACCTTTAAACATGTTGTCCAGTTCCGTGGCTCTCAGGTCACTGTACCAAAATTCCGAAGGCTTCATTTGGTGTTTGTCAGGATTTATAACACACAAACTTACTCCTTGGTGAGACACGGACAGACCTTTTTGGATTATGTTACAGTAGGTATTATTCATTTTCCTTCTGCTCGTCTATCTTACTCATTGCTCTTGCGAGCCCGTATTTTGTGATATCCCCAGCAAATAGCATCAATTGTAGCGCCATTTTCTCCATTGTGACTATTATTTGTTTCTTGTCCACGAAATAAGGACAGTCAACGAATTCGTCCAACCACAGGTAGGTCTGTGGGGTGAATATGACCTTGGCTGGGAATTTGATGGTGTAGGTTTTGAGGTCCAACTTTTCTAACATCTCCAGACCCTGTTTGGTGAGTCTTAAACTCCTGGCTTGGTAACTCTCCCTCACGTTCTGCCACCATGCGTAGTAGTTGTTTTTGATGGTCTCATCATGAACCGGTTGTTCTAATAACTCCATAAAGGTGCGTGTGTAGGCTGTCTTGCGATCCATACTGCTATTTAATGAAGGATATTAACGGCTGAACTTTTCGCCTGTTTTAAGTAGGTACACGCCAAACTTGTCGGTGTTGTGTTGTGCGTTCAACTTCTTGGCCAGGTTCTCCGCGTGTCCGGGGTTCGAGAATGAGACCTTCTTGTACTTGGGACCTGGGTAGTTGGCCACCAAACTTGACGATTTCAGGTTGATGGGTTTACCATCGTAGAAGACCGCCCAGATGCCCTCGGCCGCCAGGACTTCGTCCAGTTTGAACGTGGTCTTGTTACTGTGTTGTAATAACACTGTGGGTTTTGGTCTGCTCATAGTTGTACACCTCTGCAACTATATTTACCAGATATTTGGGGAACTATTTCTTATTGAACTCGCCGCCGTCCATCTCTATGTTGATGGTCTGTGCCTCTCTGGCTATTTTTAGTGCATCTATGATCTCTTCCTGTATGGTAACCATTCTTGTCATCACTTGGGCGAGACTGTCCGCCAATTGGTCCGCCTCCCGGGCTGGTATAACGATCTGTCTCTCGCCCTTTTGTCTTAGGGTTCTGATCCTACCTATGAGGTCCTCTATGGGTCTAGTTTGAATCTTAGAATTGTTTGACGGCATTGTTCAGTACCTGTTGCATTTCTATCTTGGTTTTCATTGGTCCCTTGTACTCATATCTCGACAGCGTGATCATCTTTGGACAGTAGGCCTTGCGCCAGCCCTTCTCGAAACATATGATGTAGTAACCCGCACAGAACTGGCTCTTACTCTTGGGTGTCTTCGTGTAGACTGGTAATTGCTTCTGTACGTCAAACATTGGATTATAAGGATACTGGCTACACGGATAATCATGCACTTTGAAATTGTCTGTTTGTATTTCATCATTTGGTTTTGGAGTGTTTGACTCGACAAAAATGTCTACACCAAATTTGGTGAACAAGCTCTCCTGCGTGTGGAACACCTGTCTAGAATCTGTTTTACTTAGAAAGATCCATCCATTATTTTCTTGCTTTTGAAGTGTACCTAATTTTTTTCCGTTCTCTTCAACGATCCAGAATCGATCTTTAACTAATATTTTTGCATTTATTGTCATTTTTAAATTATTTTAGCAATTTGTTCCGTACAGGGCAATCGCAATTTTTTATTCTTCGCATTTTTTAAAGTGATTCCTATTTCTTTAACCGAATGATGTTTCTTTTTTTCATAAGTTTTTTTTAAAATCGCTTTAATATGTTTTGCAATTTGATAAGAATGCGCCGAACCGTTCAATAGCACTTTTACTAATTTGTTTCTTTGAATTTTATACCTATTGGCAAAATGTAATCCCTCTAATAGTCCTTGAGTTATGTTAAACACTACAATTTGGTTTGATATTTTAGTGAGTTGTCCTTGTCCAGAGCCACCCATATATTCCAATACTTTTGAATATGACTGCATGATTTTTTTAGTTTTTTGAAAAGCAGAATTATCACCACCAATCATTATCACTGATTTTCCTTGTTTTGCACCAATTACTCCTCCTGTTATTGGAGCATCAAGAAAATTAATTTTCTTTTTCTTTGCTTTATTATAAATTTTTTTAGAAACTTGATAATCGATAGTGCTATGGTCTATTATAATGGCTCCGGGGTTGATATGTTTTATTATTTTATCTGTGACAGACTCAACAACGGCGTTAGTTGTTAAACACAATATAATTATTTTTTTATTCTTACAAAGAGTTTCTATTGATTCTTTGTGATCGCATCTAAATTTTACTGCAAATTTTTTTGCTTTGCTAACAGTTCTATTATAAACAGAAATTTTAAATTTATTTTTGACCAAATTGGTCGCTATATGGGTACCTATTTCGCCCAACCCTATGAATCCAATGTTCATGATAACCTCGCGTTAAATGGCTCAACATACAGTTGTGCCTGCTCACTAATCCTATTTAAATCGTACTTGCCACAGAACCTCATGAATCTGATCCCGACTTGATCTATGCTCTTGTTCTCGCTCTTGGCCTGTGCTATGGTCTGGTCCAGTTCTTCTATGATTGCCTCCGGCTGTGCGTGTAGGTCCACTAGTAACTTATTCCTCTCGTAGTCCTCTAAAACCCTGTGTTCTTTGCCCTCATGATCCACCCATTTGCTCAGCATAAGGTTGTTCCATGTGTATCCCTTCTCGTGTCGGTCTGCGTATGCTTCTTGTAATCCTATCTTGTTCTTGGTGCCCTTAGTACGCACTCCTGGGTACGCACTGAAGATGTTGTCACTCGGATCACCCCTCATAGCCTTCTCGAACACGATCCATTCCGTGTCGGGTGCAGGCTTTGGTGCTTTTAATTTCTTGTCTATGACGGCGTTGCCCTTTGAGTCGAACCAGCCCTCGTGTGTGAGTGTTGTCTCAGTCACTCCATTGTATTGTTTGACGTTGGGTGCCACTAATTGATTTAGATCCTTGTCCGTGCTGATGATCACGTGATCCTGGTCTGGATGTTTGTCAATCCATCTTGCTATGAGGTCGTCCGCTTCCGTCCTCTCGTTGCGTAGCACCGTGCAGTTGGTCTTGGTCTTGACGAAGTCAACGAAATCATCATAAACCTCCCAGAACACCTCGTTCTCTTCCTTCTCCTTCTCAGTCATGGCGTCAGCCAGTTCTTTACGGTTGCGTTTATAGGGTGCGTAGTGATCCTTCCTCCAACTCCTGCCCTCCAGGCAAAACACCACGTGGGTGCCATTGAAATCCTGCCAGGCCTTCTTGATTGAATTCATCATGATGTGTATGGCCATACCCACTTTCTCGGAGGTGTCTCCTCTGATCACGTGTCTAGCTCTGAAGAATGTGTTTGCTGTGTCTACTAGAATGTGTGCCATTACGACACCTCTGTCTTGCCATCGTCCCTACGGTTGATCTGCACATAGCCAGATCCGGTGACATCTATGCCCTGTTCGTTGCCTATGGTCCTGCACAGTGTCTGGAACCATCTGTCCACGATCTCCTCGTCAGTCTGGCCTTGGTAGCCTGACTGCTTCAGCATGTTCACGAACTCGTCGTTCCAGTCCAGTTCAAAGAAACCATTTCGTGGATTCTCAGGATTGACGTTGAGATTCAAAACTTTCACAATCGGCTCCTCGCTCTTTTTAGTTTTAGAATCTTTTGTGTTCTTCTTTTTTATAGTTGTCTTTGCTGTTTTTTTAACTTTCATATATCTAATTATACACTATTTTTTCAATTTTGCCAAGTGATAAGGATTTGCAATTCCGTTAAATGTTGGTAAATTTGGATTCATTGCTTTGAGATGCTGGGGATAAATCTTAAGCCATTCAGAGATTTCTTTGGTGTTGGCAAAAAAACTATTACAGAATGGTACATTTACAAAGTCGTTATGCTTTTCTAAATATGCACTGATGTATCCTTCTTCTACCACATCTAGATCGCTAAGGTCCATTTCTTTACTATTGTTTATGCATTCTATGACTTGATGTACTCTGTGTCTCGTGTCAATGAATTGTATTCTTTTGTAAAACTCGTCATACACAGACCAGTCTACATTTTCAATCTGCAAATTTGTCTTGGAATTAATACGCCATATCATGTCTTGAAATCTTTTTTTATCCCAAAAGTCTGACACAGGAACGCATAATGAATTTTTTGGTAAAATTTTTTTAGATTGCTTATCTAGTATCAAGAATCCACTAGTCATGGGATCAAGATATCCCATTTTGTACAAGTCTCTTTTAACACAACGTGGCACTATATTGCCTGTGATGTTGTACATATTTTTCAATCGTTCACGCCATTGTAGTGTTTCAATTTGTCTATCACTTAAGAAGTCTTTGTTAACATCTATTTTGTGATCATCGGCTCGTATGTTGACCCAACGCTCTAAGAAAATAATGTCCTCCGGATCAATTGTGATGAATACTACAGGCTCTATGTTGTCTTCAAATTTGTCCAATGGTACCCATGTTTGTTCTATCATGCCTGAATATTGTATATCGACGTGACTGGTTCCGTTGTCCGTAAATGGTAGTTCATTGATTGGAGGTGTAAGTGAACTGAATCTATCTAAAAAGTATACTAGGAAATGTCCGTGACAACCACCTTGATAAGTTACCTTAAGTAATTTGTTCATATGAAATAGTACTCCTATGTACCTATTGCATTGCCGAATAGATAGACGTGTACTCTCGCAGATACATTGTATCCTCTTTTGAATGCCTCTTCTGCCACCCGGCCAGCGGTCGCAGTCTGCTCTTCTTCCCTTGCACCTGTTGGCATTATCCACACAGGCCAGTCTATGCCTACCTCTCTAAATTTTCTCACTGTGTTTTCAAGTTCCTCCCATTGCCGTCTTTGTGCCCCAACAACAAATTTAAGTTGTCCTTTGTTTGAACATTCTGCATACTCTTTGACGTTCTCAGGTTTAATTGCTTTCTCAGTTTTCTCGCCTGATACTGTGAATAGTTTAGGACTCACACTGAAGAATATCTCTTCTGGTATATCCTTTATCCATTGTTTGAATGGATCAGTAAGTTTCTGTGTGCCATTTGTTTCGTAGGTCATAGAACTTGGTAAGTTTGCTCTCTTTTCTAATGACTTGTATATGCCCATACTTGCGGCCTGTCCTGTTATCATTAGTGGTTCGCCACCTGTAAAACATAAGTGTTGATGTTGCTTTGAGTTTGGATGTAAGAACAATCCGTTTGTATTTGTGTCAGTCTTAAGTATGTCTACAATCTTGTCAGCCATAACAGTTGGAGTCTCGTGTCCCATCAACTTCTTAAATTTCTTTGCCCAAGTGTAACTGGAGTCACAGCCTTTTTCCCATACGGGTAAGTCCTCAACCCTCTTCACACTGTCAACGTCAAAGTCCTCAAAAGGAAGTTCATATGTGTCTGGATTGGTTGGATCCACTTGTCCGAATCCACTGCACTGTAAATTACAAAGGAAGAATCTTATCCATGCTGTTGGAATGCCTGTGTAGTGTCCTTCACCTTGTATGCTGTGAAATATCTCTGAATAATAATATTTCTTCTCTGTTTCCATGTGTCCGGATTTATTTTTTCTTGTTCTTGTCCAGCCTTACGATCTTACCGTCGGGATCCTTCAGATGTCCCACAGATTCCCTCACTATGTCGTTGTGTGAGAAGTTGGCCCAGTAGAGTTCAAACGCTACACCGTCTTCTAGTCCTTCGAACGTATGATAAAGTCCGGGTTTGACTGCTGTGAAATCACCCGGATTTAGTACGGTCTCATCAACAAGGTCGTAGTCCTTTTGCCATACCCTGATCTTCATCTGTCCAGATACCACATAGAATCCATTCCATTTCCACTCGTGTTTGTGTTTACTACACACACCGCCCTTCTTGTAGTCTATCCTATGGAATTCGCATGAATTGTTCGCTAATATGAGTTCCGTCTCCCCCCAGATCTTTCCTGCTTTGTTGCCCATTATTGTTCCTTGTAAGTTACATTATAAAGGTATTTAGATAAGTTGTCAATAGTATAGAAATTTTCTATTTTTTTCTATAAAATTTTTTATTTCTTTACTAGGTAATTCAAAATTTCCAATACTCAATAAAGAACACACGGCATCAGTCATTCCTTTCAACAATGTTTCATTACTAATGGTATCAGGGTTGAATTCGATATCATGTTTTGTATTGATTACATAGTCATTGTTTAAGAAATCTGTGTGTTCCTGGAGCCACTTACGTTTTTCATTTTGGCTCATCTTTTGTAAAAACCACTTGGGAACTTTGTTCAAATCCTTTTTTGAAAAGTTTTTCATCCACCATTGTCCCTTGTATTCATGGAGTACTGTCTGATCCCACCTTTCTAAATACGAGTTAACTCTTGTTGCATCTATTTTTACTATTATTCTGACGAAGTTTTTAAAATACCTTGCAAAATCTATCCTGGTAAAATAATAACTGGCCAAGCGATGCACCCCAAGGCCTGCTCCGTCCAAAGGCTGGAAAAAATCCAATAATTCGTTCTGATTTTTTTGATACAATGGTATGCTATGAAAATGGTTGTGGAAATTTTGTAAGTTGTCCTTGTACCCCGACTTGTGTGCGTTAAAAGGGTATTCATTGCCTCGGAACTTTCTATCCGATCGGACACCCTTGTAAAGTTCATGTTCCGTGAAAAGACTACAAATAAAGGTTCCGTACATTCCGGGTTCGTATATTACAAAAATCTGTGGGTCAGTAATCATGCGTCGTTCCATACTTTGAAAAAGTAATCCTTAGCCTTATGTAGTACCTCCATGACAGGATCTGGATATTCGTGTATGGGGTATATTTTTGATATCTGCCCAGCATTTAAGTCAGCATACCATTTGCTGAATTTTTTTGATTTATCTTCTAGTGTTTGTAAATTGTTGATACTTTTAAATTTTTTATCTAAAATTGGTTTCAGATACTTTTTAAAAAAAACAAAATGACATAGACTGCTGGGGTGTATGTCTACGGTACTTTGTGATAATACTAATTCCTTATCTTTGAAAATATTTTCCCAGAGTCCTTCGTCCAATGGTTGTGCAAATTTGTTTGTTTTTAAACTTTCAAATACTTTTTTGTATATCTTGTTCGACATAAAAGCAGAAATATCTATCTTAGGTATGTTCAATGATCTCAGCACTCTTATATTATTGTAAAGACCTTGCCATAGACAAAATGTGTAGTCTATATTTTTGTTTTCAAGATAGTTCTGGCAATCATACATTATTTCCAAAGTGTTGTAAATCATATGGAACTTTGAAAAAATTTTATCCCGGATAGTTGATGTGACGGGCACGAAGGCCGAAAATGGTAAGTCGTTCCTAAAAAAATTTTGTTTTCTAGATTTAATTTTTTCAGTTGTTAGATGATCGTTGTTGTTGTGGTAAAGATGCTCCTTATCGACACCTACGGAGATTCTATCATATCCTGAAAACATAATAACAACATGATCTGACCTGTCGATAGTGTATAGATGTTTTTTAATTGTGTCATTGCCTTGCGCAGGATATCCTAGGTTGTTAACTGTTGCATCATAATGTTTATCGATGTAATCAGCCCAAGTCGGGTATATGTAGTTTGTAAAACTGCAACCAATTGTGTGTATAATCATTTAAGTTATTTAGATGAGTTGTCAATGGGGGGAGCGAAAAAACTCCCCCTGATCGACTATTTTTTACCTTTTACTTTGTTTCTCAGATGAGATAGAAGCACACCGTATGCTGGTAGGAACACTATCAGTCCCACAACAATCTTGGTCAGGGTGTTGTTCTGCGCAACCACGTGCCAGTTAGCACCAATCCAACTTAGATTACCTTCAGCATCTAATGATCCTGCGAAGGCAACATAGAAGAATGAATAGGTGTCAATGATGTTGGCCGCGATGGTTGAAATCGCCGGTGCCGCCCACCAATTGTCTGATCTTTCTCTGATTGCTTGGAACACGTACACATCAAGCATTGTGCCGATAGCATAAGCGGTACCACTCGCAAAACCAACTCTGTATGCGTGTGGGTCACCCAATGCCAACAGTACAAGCACTGATGCCACGATGGCAGGAATGATAGCCATAGCAACTACGGCCCTTCCCGCTTGTTTGCCGACCAACCTGACCGTCAGGTCAGTTGCGACCACCACGATCGGGAATGTGAATGCCGCCGCCGCAAGTGGGAACGATCCAAACAATGGAAGGTCCGCGCCTGGGAACAGATCAAATCTGATCGTGACTAGATAATTCGACACAGCGATCACTATCGTGTGTAGGATAACTAGATTTCTTACAAGTGTCTTGTCGACACCCGCTAGTAGTGATTTAAACATTAATCCTCCTTAAGGTTTTTTGTTTAATGTAGTGTGATTTTAGCAGATTTACCAGTGATGTGTCAACGTAACTTTTGTGTTACTTGTCCCATTCCTCCCACGGGAAAACTATCCAAGCGGACACCTCGTCCTTGTTGATCTGGTATCCATGGTAGTCGACTTTGACCTTACTGGGCTTGTTGTTGATCAGGGCCGCGAACCTTATGCGATCCTCCCGCTTGCCAAAGTTGTCCAGTATGTACTGGAAAGTGTCTCCGGAGTCATTGATGTCGTCAATGATCAAGATCTTCTTCTGGAACGCAAACGCTTTCTCCAACACACGCAGATCAGGTTTGGCGGTGTGATCTCGTAATCTTATGTCCAGCGCTTCGTGGGGCACATTCAATCTGTGCGAGAGGTACACCCCTGGTATGCAACCACCTCTGTTGATGCCCAACACCACACTTGGCATCCAGTTGCTGTGTACCATCTTGTCCTCTATCTGTATCAGTGCGTTACGCATCTGACCTGTGGTGAAATAACTCTTCTTTACGTCTTCGGTCATTGTATCCATCCCCAGTGTGTGATGTAGAATCTGAAAGCACCTGACACCAACATAGATAAGAGTATCGTGTTCAGAACTATGAGGGCACGGTCGTGCCATCTGAAACCAACCCATAACCAACCAGCGGTACCAACGATGCTGAATGTTACATCATATATCTTTGGTATCTCCTCCACGCTCCTGCACAGCACCGCCATGCATACGAATGCTACTGATATCCATTTCACATACCACGTGGCGTCGTGCTGTGGTGTGATCTTCCTGATGTGGCTCAGGTTGTCCTCAAGTGCCTCTATCTTTTCTTCGATGTCATCTACTCTATTTGGTGTAACGCTCATAGACCCTGTTGATGTTGTTTTCTACCCTGACGAATGTAGCGCACTTGGGCATGTCCTTCAATCTACGCGCACCGATATAGGTTGCCGCCGATCTAACCCCGCCCAGTATGTCTTCCACTGTTGGGTTCACAGGTCCTCTGTGGGGTAGGCTTATCCATCTTCCCTCGTTGCCCCTGTATCCGTCCTTACGTTTTCCGTGTTTCTCACGAGCCCTGTCTGAGCTCATGCCGTAAAATTCTACCTTTCCGTCCACCACTGGTTGTTCTGACTCGTCGTGTCCTGCCAACATACCGCCAATCATGACTGCGTGTGCCCCGCCACCGAACGCTTTAGCGATGTCTCCTGGCCACACACAACCGCCGTCAGCCATTATGTGTCCATCCACTCCATTGGCCGCGTCAGCACATTCCACTATCGCTGAAAACTGTGGAACACCTATGCCTGTCATCGTCCTCGTGGTGCAGACCGAACCCGGTCCTATGCCTATCTTGACCATGTCAGCACCGTTTATGATCAGTTCCTCTACCATCTCTGGTGTGACAACATTGCCAGCCACTATGACCTTCTCTGGGTACTCGTCTCTGACCATCTTGATGAAGTCCACGAAGTTCTGGTGGTATGCGTTGGCAACATCTATTGTTATCATCTTTACGTCTGGGAAACTTCTCAACACGTCCTGCATTCTCGCGTAGTCCTCTGCCTCCGGATCCCATATCTTGTTGGTGCCCGTGCAAACGGAGACACTCTGTAGTCTAAGTCCCGATCCCACTGCTTCCCTCCATTCCTCTATGGTGGTGCTCTTGGTGATAACCGTCATCATTTTGTGTTCCTGTAGCACTTTGGCCATCGAGAACGTGCCCACACCGTCCATGTTACTAGCGAATATGGGAGTGAACTGCATGACCTTGCCTGAGTTACGGAAAGTGAACTTGCGTGTCATGTCCACGTCCCTCCTCGAACTCAGTGTGGAACGCTTGGGTTCCATCAGCACGTCATCGAAATTCAATTTTATGTCTTCCTTAATCCTCATCTTCTTGCTCCTTTGACTCGCACATCTTCTTCACGTTGTTGTAGTGATCCCACGCGTCTTGTAGTGCAGGATATTTTGATCTTAAACTTGCGTCATCAAAAATAGGTAGATCAACTGTGAAACTTGACGACACTGTTCCGGTGTTCAAGTCAAAGTCGTCATCTAGGTCAGCGAACGAATATGTGAAGTTTCCGGTGTTCTGTATGCCATCTGAACTTGTTTCCATGGTGTTCTGTGTTGAAAATTCCCAGAGATCGTTTGCTATCTTTTTTTCTTTCTTTGTCAATTTTTTCTTAGCCATGGCCCTTCATGCTCATGCAGATTTTGTAGAACTCGTCCCTTGTGGCCGGATCGTCTTTGAATGCGCCCAGCATGATCGCCGTGGTCATGTCTGACTCGTGTTCTCTGACACCCCTGTGCGTCATGCAGTGATGTTCTGCTTTTACAACCACCGCTATGTTTTCTGTCTTGGCATATTTCTTCAGTTCCTCTGCTATTTGTGTTGTCATCTCCTCTTGTATCTGTGGTCTCTCCACTATGTGATGTACAATCCTATTAAATTTACTCAATCCGATAACCTCACCATTGGGGATTATACCCACCCATGCCCTGCCCACGATGTTCTGGAAATGATGGGCACAGGTTGATCTGATAGATATTGGACCACTTGTGTACATACTTTTGTAACCCATGTTGGGGAAACTGGTCACCCTAGGCATTGGTTTGAACCTGCCGCCGAACGTCTCTCTGATGTACATCTTGGCCACACGTTTCGCTGTTTCCTGTGTATTGTGATCATTCTCCGTGTCAATCACAAGACTGTCCAAAACACCTTGTAGTTTCTCTTGTACCTCTGATTGTAGGAGATCTATCTCACCATCTTCTATGTAATCCGCTATATTGTCATTGGCATGGAATCTCTTGCCCGCTTTCTTGATTCTCTCTTTTATTTTCGTGCTGATTGGTGTGTCTGGCATCCAACTGTCCTTCAATATATCTTCGCTCATTATTGTATTTCCTTCTTGTGTGTCTTGTTATACCATTGTACAGCAGTCGCCACCACGTTGTCAATTGAACTCTGTGTTGGTTCCCACCCTAATATTTCCTTTACCTTTGTGATGTCCGCCACAAGGTATGCTGGATCACCTGGTCTGTTCTCGTGCATCTCTATTTTCATTTCTCCTGTGTATTTCTGTACTGTATCTAAAAGTTGTTTATTTGATGCTGGTGCTCCCGATCCTAGATTGAACACCTCCGATGTTTGATTGTTAGAGGCGTAGTTCAGTGCTTTTATATGAGCATCCGCCAAATCCATTACATGCACGTAGTCTCTGACACAAGTTCCGTCATCGGTTGGATACTTGTCTCCAAATATCTTGAATGTTCTGCCTTGTCTGGCGGCATCTATCGCCAACGGTATTATGTGTGTTTCCTTTTCTCTTAGTTCCCCCACTTCCGATTCTGGGTCAGCACCCGCGGCGTTGAAATATCTTAGTCCCACGCTTGATAGACCGTATGCCCTCAGGTAGTCTTTACATAACATCTCCATCATGAGTTTGCTGGCACCGTAGGCACTTATAGGTTTCGCCGGATCTGATTCCTTACACAGTTTCATTCCAGGATCACCATATGTGGCCGCGCTTGATGAATAGACGAAAGTCTTCACATCACATGCTATCAACTTGTCTAATAATGACACCGTTGTTATGAAATTGTTTTTGTAGTACAAGGACGGATTCTCCACGCTCTCGGGCACACTGGTGCTACCCGCGAAGTGTATGCAACTGGTTATGTTGTATCTCTTTATGATCTCGTCCAACCTGTCCATCTCTTGTGGTAGATTTAAATTATGTGTCGGCCCAAAGGATACCAATCCATCCCTGTAGTGTCGATCCACAGTTACAGGTAGATAACCATTCTTGGCCAACAGTTTACAAGTGTGTGAGCCTACGTAGCCCGCACCACCAGTGACTAGCACTGCCTTGTTTACACCTTTAATACTTGGATTCTGATACTGGGGTTCTGTAGTGTTGTCCATCTCTTCTCCATTGTTCACCCTTGCCTGTCATAATGTCAATCATCCTGTCTATGGTACCGTTGGTCCAGTCAGATATCTTGCCTATACTAGGGGATGGTTTGCTTAATAGTACTTCTAGTTTGTCCATGGCATCCTGTTGTGACCATGGCACATACAATCTCGTATGATCATTTGCGAAAGTCTCCGGGAATGATCTGTATGCCGGGAATAGTGTATTACACCCAAGCGAGTCCGCTTCACTCACTGTATTTGACACCCAGTCCTGTAAAGCACAGTTGAACATGACCCTGGAGTCAGCCAGTATCTCATAATATTCGTTCTTCTTCAGGTTCTCATGTATGGTTAGTATGCCTTCTTTCGCCAGGTGTTTGGCTTCTTGTACATAAAACTCGTTGTTTGATCGTAGTGGACCACCTTGGCATATTGCGAATTCCACGTCTGGATTTTTCTCTTTATATTTCGTTGCCAGGTCCATGAAGAACTGTGGTTGCTTCTCTTGATCCCATCTGGCACCAAATATTACCCTCATCTTTCGTTCGAAGAATGGTTTGACGTTTTCCACCCTGCCCTGTACTTCTTCCTTGCCAAACGATAATCCTGATATGTTGTAGATTGGTGCTGACCAGTTGGCTATCCTCATGTGTGCTACCATCTCCTCATTGGTTGCCAGTATGTTCACGTTTGGTATCTCGTTACACATATGTTCGTACATGCTCATCCATTTACTCATGCCCCAAACGTGTACGAAGTCGTCGGGATCGATGGCCTGTGCTAGACATCTGAGGTATATGGTTGGTCTGTGTTTGTCGTCTACTTGGTTCAAGATATACGGCAGTGATTCTATGCCCGGTTGGAACATGTCCTCAAAGAATATGACGTCCTTATTGGTGACCTCACCGTTACGCATCATCTGTACTAGATTCATCATCTGGCTCATGCTGAAGTATGATCTACCGTGTGCATCCAACACTTGTCCAACACTGATGGCCTTGGTGTCGTCTATGGTGGTACCTGGTACAACCACGTAGTCTATGCCACGCTTCTTGTATGCTCTTTCAGTCCAGTCCTGTAGTTGTAGTGTGTATCTGCCTTCGTAGGGCTCTAGACCCATGTAAAATATCTTCATAGTTGTTTGACCTCATTTCCCCCGTCTGGGTTTGCGTATATGTGTGTTGTGTATCCAGCCATTGGATTCTGTTTGACGTATTCCATGATCTTATTTAGAGTTAATTGATCGCCACGTGAACTTTCTATGTACCTCTGGTAGCAAGGCTCAAGCCTGTAATGTTTTTTTGTAAAGTTATCCATTACTATAGTGCCACCCCATGTGGTGTTAAAATCGCTGAGGTAGTTCTCGGAGTAGAACTCGAACATCCTGTCATGGTTGACATTGACGTTGGGTTCGGGTTCGAAGATCAATCTAATCAGCATGTTTTTCATTCCACTCTTGTAGTTTAACTTGATATTCGCTTTCCGTCAACCCGTGCCAGCCTATACACTTACCTGTTGGTGATCTACCGCAGGGACAACTCTTCTTAATGAAGATGTCATCCCAGTTATCGCGATACTTGTCGGTGCTGGGTCTGGATTTACCGTCCCAATTAGCCATTATTTTTAAGGTAGTTGATCATTGTGTCAGCATCTGATACTTCGAACGGATCCTGGTCATCGCCAGCGTTGTTCTTACCTGGCTCTTCGAAAATTTTAACAACCTCTCCGTTGTCCACTAACATCGAGTATCTCCACGATCTCATTCCAAATCCCAGGTGGTCCTTGTTGATCAACATGCCCATTCCCTGTGTGAACACGCCCGAACCGTCTGGTAGAACTTTTACTTTCTCGATCTTCTGATCCCTTGCCCATGCGTTCATGACGAAAGCATCGTTCACTGACAGGCAGTACACCTCGTCAACGCCCTGTGCTTTCAACTCGTCATACTTCTCCTCGTATCCCGGCAGTTGTTGTGAACTGCATGTGGGTGTGAATGCTCCTGGCAGTGCGAAAACGACCACTTTCTTGTTGTCAAATATCTCAGTGGTGTCGACGTCCTTCCATTCGCCACCTATGAGCGCACAACCACCAACCGCTTGGTCGTCGCCTATCCTTGTTTTAAAGTTTGTGTATGGTACCTTCATTTATCTTCTCTCCTTGACTAGTTTGATTTTGCCCGTTGTTGTGTGTTTGATCCTGTGTTCATTCTGTAGGGCCAGGTGCAGGAATGATTCATACTTGTCTTCCTTCACCAACAGAGTGACGCACTCGTCCATGTTGTCATCGTAGTCCGTGTGTGACCAGATGAAATCCTTTCCGTACTTCATGCCCAGGTTGCCGGCTGTGGCACATATGTTGGCCACCGCGTCCACCGTAGAGTACGAAGCGTTAAGTCCACCACCTTCAATGGGCAGGTATCCTTGTCTGGTGGTTGCTCTCTTCTCTTTTATGTTGATCTCTTTCATGTCTATTGTCCTTGTATGAATTTCTCTGCCTCTAAGGCCGCCATGCACCCCATGCCTGCCGCTGTGACCGCCTGTCTGTATGTCTTGTCCTTGACATCACCTGCCGCGTACACACCTGGTATGTTGGTCGCCGTGGAGTCTGGTGCTGTTACTATGTAACCTTCATTATCCATCACCACTTGGTCCTTGAACAGTTTGGTTGCTGGATCATGTCCTATCGCCACGAACAGTCCATCTATGTTCAGTGTTGATTCCGTTCCGTCTGATGTGTTCTCCAGTGTTACACCTGTGACACTGATCGGATCCTCTGTGCCCACGATGTCTTTCACCCTGCTGTTCCATATCACGTTTATCTTTTCGTTTGCGAACAATCTGTCCTGTGCTATTTTCTCCGCCTTAAGGCTGTCTCTCCTGTGTATGAGATGTACCCGGCTGGCTATGTGTGACAGATACAACGCTTCTTCAACAGCACTGTTACCGCCGCCCACTACTGCTACTTCCTTGTCCTTGAAGAAGAACCCATCACAGGTCGCACACGCACTGACACCAAATCCTGAGAACTTCTTTTCATTGTCAAGTCCCAACCATCTTGCTTGGGCACCCGTTGATATTATCACTGTGTCTGCTGTGTATACTGTTCCACTATCTCCTAACGCCTCGAATGGTCGTTTGCTGAAGTCAACACGACTGATCATGTCACTGATTATTTCCGTACCAACAGCACGTGCCTGCTTCTCCATCTGTTCCATTAACCATGGACCCTGTATCACATCTCCAAATCCTGGGTAATTCTCGACATCTGTGGTTATGGTCAGTTGTCCACCGGGCTGAATGCCCTGTACCAACATGGGCTTCAGCATAGCCCTTGCGGCGTAGATGGCCGCTGTGTAACCTGCAGGTCCAGAACCTATTATCAGTACCTTCGTGTGTTTATTCTCTTTCATATACCGCGTGTGATCCGTTCTCGCCATCCTCACTTACATCTATTTCAATTTTCCTGCCTGGATATCTTTTCGCTATCGCCACATAAAGATCATCTGATATCATTTCACAGCTCTTGTAGTCTAACTTCATCGTGCCGTCCGCGTACATGTTCTCTATCCATCTCTTGAACTGTATGAATTCTATGTCTCTGTCGTCGTGGAACACCTCTATGGCCACTTTGAAGTGGAATATGTGTCTGTGTGGGTGTCCAAGGAAACTCACATCATACTCGTCGCCTGTGGCCAGTTTTGGGTCATCCAGTGCCGCTGGGTACTTGTGGATACCTTCCTTGCGGAACGTGACCCATATCATTTTACTTGCCTTGCCCGCCTGTTCTTTCAGTGCCTGATCTCTCGCTTCTTCTGTGTTCATTGTTTAACCTTCCTTTTCAGTTTCTCTTCTAATTTTTTAACTTTGTCTTCCAGTTCCTCCACCCTCTTGACGTAGTAGTCGGTGCCATGGAATCCCATCTTCTCCAGTTTCTTGTTCCATCTCGTCCACTCATTATACATAGACATTCCCATGTCCGTTTTAGATTGCTTTCTTGACATCTGCCTCCTCTATGGGTTCATCTTTCTTGTATTCAGACCAACTAGTGAATCCCGCTGACTGCTTGAAGTGATCCATGGTCATGGTCCATACGCCCGGGTTAGTCTTGTTGAAGTCCACATCGTCCACCTTGATGCACAGGTTGTCGTCGCCCTCTGAGTCTGGGAATATGATGGAACAGAAAGGTATGAACTTCTCCTCGTTCCATATTTCCTTGAACCTCTCCTTGACTTCCGTGTGATCCTTGTGCGGGTAGTCTATGGTGCACCAGTACCCTCGCCTCATCAGACGCTTGATCAACTGCGGTTGGTTGGCGATGTTGTACATGAACGTTCTGTTTGCACCAAAATATATGGCTTTGGCATTTACCTTTTCTGCCAGTCTTACAATGTCGTCAAAGAACAGGTCATTTCGTGCCAGGAATAGGGTCTGTTTGCCGTATGCCGGAGTGTGCTCTATCTCCAAGCCTGAAAAAACACCTACACTCTCGCTCTTGCCTGTTTTGTAATCTCTGTCCATATCCTTATTATACGATGTGTTTATTATCTTGTCAATGTGGCTTTTGCTTTCGCAATAGCATCTTTTATCATCAACTTGGTACGCTTCAATCTGGTAAGCACTTCCTTGCTCTCAGAACTCCTGTCCTTGAGCCGGTCCTTGGTAAGTTGTGCCACTTTCATGTCGAGGTATGCGTGTTCTTTCTCAAGTTTCTTGATTTTTTTACTTCTTCTCTTTGTTAGTTTCATATCTCCTCCTATTCAAATAAAGAACTAAAATTGTTGGTGCCTTTACCACCACCTGTTGCCCTAGCCCATCTGTTGCCCCTGATATCTGCTAGGTAACTAGATGCGTTTGAGATAACCTCCATGGGGGTCTCACTGGTGAAAACTTCCTCTACGAATGTGTTGAAATACAGTATGTTCCTTGGAACGTATATGCTAGGTTCATCGGTCTTGTCACTGGCTTTGGTTTTACGCCAATGTTTGACCTCTGGTCTGTGTTTTAAAGATTCTATGTCATTGAGATCATTTGCGATCTGTATAGCCCGTATTTGGTTGTATACGTTGTGTGCCATCATCAACACATAACTGAAACTATCCCAACTTGTTGCGCCGACCTTGCCATTCTTGTTGAGATCATTCTCACCGTAATAGCAGACATCTCCCATTGTCAATCTTCTACCAATCCCACTGTCAAACGGAAACTGTATTTTTGATCCTTTCAATCTCTTGTCATCCGGTGCCTTGTCCATGACGAACGACCATCTGTCTGGTGTGAATGAGTTGTGTGTATAGACCAATCCGTTGGCAGTTGATAAGAACGCCGATGCCGAATCAAAACTTATAGTGAAGTTGGCATTGATGTGTTTCCTGACCTGTCTTTGCACCTGTGTTAGATAACACCCCCAGTCCATTTGTGATGTGCCTAGTACGTGCATCCAGTCCTTGCCATCCAATTTCTTCTCGTCCCTCATGATGATCAAACGTTTGAGCATGACCTCCATGTCACACATGTTGATGCCTCCCATTGCCCATCCTTCAAATTCGAAGTCTTTGACAGCGTCATACCATATCTGTGCCGTGTTCCAGTCATCACCCTGTAGCACGTTCAATAGTTTGGTTTGTCCAAGTCTGTTTTTCTGGAAGAACTTGTTGTTGTATATTGTTCCTTCCAGTGTGTCCTGGAAACTGTTTAACCCTGTCTTTGGAGAATTGAGATCATCCGCCGCCCAAGTTGGTACGTCCAGCGTCATTGCCCAATCGCTTGTTAATTCTAACCAATTCAATATGTCTGATCTAACTTTGTTTGCTTTGTTTCCCTCAAAATCTTTCCAGTCGAATTTTATCACACCCTTGCCTATCTGGTATCCTCCGGAGTCGCCCACTATGGTGCTGAACTTACGATCTCTGTTCACGAACATGTGGTCTCTGTCGCCCACTTTGTCCATGTCCAGGCAGGCGTGTCCCGCCGAGTACAGTGCCGTTGGGTATGTGAACATGCCCTGTTCTGGGTTCAGGAAGTTCAATCCCTCCACACCGTTCTCGAATCCTTCGGGGATCCTGTCCTCCGCGATGTGTTTGCCCTCTGATACCCTCTGTTTGGAAATGAACGTGTTGTAGAAATTTGATATCGCAGGCAAGAACACCGCGAAGTCTCTGCTGAGTTCCCCTAGATGCTCTTGCTTTGCGTTAGTCGTCATTATTGCGCCTGTGCTGGTATAATGTACTGGTACTTGCCCAGTCCCGAATCAACAGAGACCATCATGGCACCCTCGTTAGAGAAGTGTAATGTGACCTTGGCTGAGTCAGAAAGTTTAAGTATCTGTAACACCTGCCCCACTGGCCAACTCCAACCCTTGTTAAGTGTGCCCTTAACGTCGGTTGCGAAAACGAACTCACCACCGTGTGACGCTTGGTCACCGAAGGTGAATACCAGATTTCCATCTTCCGTCCTCACGACGAATGAATTGTGTTCTGTGTTTGCTGTGGCCTGGAAGTTGAATCTCTGCACACTTGCCACTGTAGGCTCGATCTCGACGTCCCACTTAACACCCTTGAACTTAACGGTCTTAAGTTTCTCGTTGATGATCTCAGCGTTCATGAACCTGTAGTCGTTCTTGAAGTCACCCTTTTCATTCTCGAAATGGATTCCCGTCGGAACCGTTGCGCCGTTTCTCTCACCGGACAACACTGTTATGTTCGCCTTCTCCTTGTACTCCG